AAAGTCTGTATAATCATTTACTACAATACCAAGATCTTGATAAGATTCTTCATATGTAGATTCAGCGAAAAATGCCATATCTTATTTACCTCCTATTAAGCCATCAAAGCATCAGCTTCTACTGCAAGAAGATCAGCATCAAAAGCACCTTCAGTTTTAGGGCTGTATGCAACAGCTTTAGCAAATACACGACGAGCTTGGGAAGCAGTTTTCTTAGCAATAGCTAATTCAGCTTCAAGTAAAACAACGTCTGCTTTAGAACATACATTAGCAATGATAGCAATGTTTTTAATTGTTTCTTTATTATTCTTTTGAGCATCACTAATTTTTTTAGCTAATTTCTTTTCTGCATTAACATAATCTTTTTGAGCTTTTTTAACTGCTTTAGAATCTTTTAATTCATTTTCAACTGCAGCAGCGATAGAAGTATATTTAACTTCGTCTTCATCTTTGAATGCTTGTTCTAACATTTCTTTTTTAGCTTCAGCATGGGAAGAAATGCCAGTACCAATGTTAGAGTAAACTTCTTCAAGAATATCAGAAGCATCAGCTTCTTCATATTTTTTATCACTATAGCTTGTAATTTCAGATTTAACAGTGAAAGTTTTATCTTCTGGTTCTTCATATTTAACTTCTAATTTAGAAAGATCTTTAGATTCCAAAGATTTTTTAAATTTATTATAGAATGCTTTATTGTCACTCATAACACGAGCAGCAATTTTTGCATACCAGCCATTGAAGAAAGCTTTGATTTTAGCCCAAACTTTCTTAAGGAAATTTACAACTTTAGTTTTAACAACTTCCCAAGATGCTTCTTGGAAAGGTTCGATTTCAGCACCTTCTTGAACAAGTGCGTATTCTTTCATATCAGAACGTACACATTCGCCGAAAATTTCAGCTTCAAATTGAGTACATTCTAAAGCAATAAGCCCAAGACCTGCTTCGCATTCGTATTTAGCGGAGTTTTCAAGGGTTACGTTGATATCTTCAGTATCATGACCACCGAAAAATGCCATAATTATTATCCTCCTTAAAAAGTTATACTTAATAGTATAAAAGGTTTTAATTAATTTTTAACCCAAAATAGGTTAGATTTATTAAATTGTTACACGTATAGAGTTAGAGACTAATATAAATTAAGCTATTATGATATTAATATCTAATGCATTATTCTCTGTACCAATAGTGTTGATATTTAAGAACTCAGGAATTCTACCAACAATAGATTCATCTTTACGATAAATGTGTTGATAACCTGGACCATAACCATTAAAGTCTAAGAACTCAAAGTAAGTTACATTCTCTGCATACTTTTGAGTTATAAATGTAATGATGTTAGGAATATGGATATCAGAGATTCTAGATTTATCTTCGATATATTTTCTAATATCATTCTTGATATACTCAGTTAAGTATTTATCAGTAGTAGTTAAGAACTTGACTTTGAAAGTCATAGATAGGTTAACTCTATTTAATGGTACTCCATCATTCACATAGAATAGTTTAGATGGACCATACGTGTTAAAGAACTTGATATCTATACCGAAGCTATCTTCTAGCACATCTAGACATTCAAGAATATGAATACGTTTCTTTTCAAGATTATTAATAAAGTCTTGAATTCGTTCTTCGGTATTCACATAGTCATATGAGATAACTGGTACACGATCTATAATATAAGAGATTTGACCATTATCTTGTTTTCTAATCTTGATATGAGATTCAATCAAGTCAGAATAGTTGTACAAGAAGTCAATACCATATTTGACAGTATACTCATTGGTTAAGCTATATCCTTCGAGGAAGTCAGCTGTAAAGATTTGATCTGTTTTATGTAGACCAGCATTATACCCAAATACATCTTTAGCAAATACAAATATTTTCATATTCATATTATTAGCCATATATCCAGGACTTAATCTAGTTGCATTACCAACTTCGTAGACGTTATTAATCTTAAGCTTAATATTCTTATCAATCTTATTATCGGTGTTAAGCTTGAACTTATAATCCATAATAAATGTATTTTGATCGTAGTTTACAAATTCAGCTTCAGCCCATCTATAAGGAACTTGATACTTTTCATCTGTATAGAATACAGCTAAGACTTTAACATCTACACCAGTAATCTTCTCTGGGTCATATGGATCATCTCTATGAACTAAACCAATATCAGATTGGATATTCTGCATGATAGAGATATCACCTACATAGGTATCACGTTCACTTAGATAATGACGATACCAGTTCATTTTATTAGCCACAAACTGTACTTTAGAGTCTTGATTTACATAAGTAAATTCAAGTAGTTTGTTTACATCCATGATATTCATATAGTAAGATACATATAATGGTTTCTTATTAACGATACACATAAATGGATTCATATATAAGAACTGATTTCTTCTAGCATTATTAAGTTCTTCTTCTGAAGATTGATATGCTACTGATGCATTTGTAGTTCCATCATATTTGATAATATTACCAGCAGTCAATATATAGTTTGAATCTGAGATATTATCAAAGTCACGTCTAATTGCTTCAATTGGTATAGTGTTAGTTGGAATGATATTTGTAGGAGAATCCATTAATACAAATGCATAATACAAACGAGCTAATGGATTATCCATCTTCTTAAAGAAGAATAGTTTATTATCATCATCGTCAATAGTATTGAAGTAGTTATTAATATCAGTACTATTAGTTACACTACCACGAGATAAAGCCTCTTTAGGAATGAGTTTCTTTAAGTCAGCAATAGAACGTTTATCAATACCATATTGAGCATCTGAAGTAGGAATTACTAATAGATTCAATCTATCGTAATTTATCTTCTCAGATTTAACCCTAAAGTAGATACTATCTTTATATGAGATATTACCATTAGACCCTTGACAAGTATATAAGTTAACTGTAACCTCAGTATTAGCTGTAGGTAAGTAAGAACTATTATCAAACATTACACGAATAGTAGAAGAATCTATATAAGTATAATTACAGAAATTATTTATACCATCAGTATTCAAACCATTATAAACTGGCTTGAGTTTTCTTGTTGGTTGATCATATTCCTTTACATCTACATCGAATCCAGCTAATTGATTATCAAATTCAAATTGAAGCATCTTAGATTCTAATGGATTTGTAGTGATAATAGTCTTATGATAAGTAGTATACTCATACTGACGTAGATCTACTAATAGCATAACTACATTACGACCATCAATCTTAGATCTAACTGTAGGTTTTAAGTATGGATCAACATCATTAGAGTTTCTTGTTATAATAGGATTACTTTGAGTTGTATCATACATACCCGTATATATATACTCACCTGTAGGCAACTCAATACGTTTGATAATCAAATCATATGGTAAATGGAATTCATAATCACCTACCATAATCTTTATATTACGATCAAATTTGAATGTATCAGATACCGTATTCAAGATAAGTTCATCTTCATAGAAGACAAACATAGCTTGCATAGTTGCAGGCTCAGCAAAAATCTTATTAATACCGAGCATTAAAGCATGAGAGATTACATTCTTTTCAAATTTAGCTTTAATAGGGATAGCTTCATTAGAATACTCAGCTGCCATAGTAACAGCATTTTGTAGAGCATTAGAATTTACATCTCCCATATAGCCGAATATACCCATAGAGAGGGTAATTTCATCTTCATCTACATATCTTTTCTTAATATTTTCAATATATTGATGTATATCATATATATTGGCATTAAGTAAAGTATCATTTTGAACTGTATTTAAGACAGTCTCCTGATATGATCGGAGAGTCTTGTTTACTGATACCGCATCAGATGCCATTTATTTATCCCTCCCATTTGAGTTTATAGAAACCTTTGTTAGGTAAAGTTTCATTAAATCCATAGTTCATATTATATTTAGGATCTTGGAAATAAGCGAACTTATTTAGTCCTTGACCTTTATCAGTATTATCATTAGTAGATAATCCTAGACCAGCTCTTATGGTATTCATATTATTATTGAAGTTTTCAGATATACCAGATGTTTCTCTTTTAAGTTCATCATTAATATCATCCATATGAGTAGCTATATATGTACTACCACCTAACATGGTACCAGCAACAATCTTACCAGTATTCTTAATACGTGTTTCAACAGAGTCTTCTGCTTTATATTCACTAACATGGAATCCATCACCAGCAGCCATTTGTTGTTGAATTTGTCCACTAGTAACAGCACCACCACCGTTATTTACAGCACCGCCTGCAGTACCACCTTGGAATTGCATATATGCTGGAAGAGCTATATATGGTCTTTGCATATATTCACCACTCCAACCATTAAATTCATCCATATATCCACCTAGAGATGGATCACCAGCTGGAATCTTTTTAGCAATCTCATTAAAGTCTAATATAATATTAGGATCCATATCTTCTACATATGCAGCTTTAAAGTTAATAGTAAACTTTACATTACCATCTGCAGGAAGATCAGAGAATGTACTCCTTGGTACATTCTTAGGATATACTCCAATAAACTTAGAGTAATGAATAATAGACTCACCATCTTCACCAACAATAAACTTATACATAGCCATTTGGTCATGGATAATTTTACCATTTAGATATCTATCATCAACAAAGTCAACTAGACCATAGTGTTTCATACGTTCATATTCATCAAACAATCTAAACCACATATATACTTCTAGATACTTTGTATCTTCAAATTCAACAGAGAACTCATGGTTTTCATCTGATTCATAAGATGTACCACGATAGAATATAGAAGATCCTAAGATATTCTTAGATGTCTCGTAATCACTCGCTGTAGTAATATCAGGCAAGTCTACATTAGACCTTTTATAGTTAGATAAGAGATTAACAAATGGTCTACCACAAGCAGAATAACTTAAGCTTTGTAATACATCATTATATCTCTTTGATGCTTCAACTATCAGAGAGTTATTAGCAATAGATGGATTTAAAGTTGGTCCATTAAATAACTGTAAGTCAGGTGTAGTAAAGAAAATAAATTCTTTAGTAAAACCCATCCAGTTATTAGGATCTAATCTTTCGTATCTAGCAAACTTCTCATATTTCTCTTTCTGAGTTACTCGCCCAGCACCAATACCAAGACCATTTGCTTTTACATATTTAAGTAATCCACTAGATGATTCATCGAATTCAGGTCTCGCAGTATTATCTAATACATTAACACCAGATGTAAATTTATCTATACTATCTCCAATACTATTAATAGCATCTGCTGCATCATTACCTAGTTTAGTAACAGCTCCAGCAACTTTACCTACAGTATTGATATATATTGTATTTTTTACATTTTCTACAGTACCAGTTACAGCATTCTTTCCTTTTTCTGCTACATTATCTATAGCATCTCCAACTCCAGATACTGCATTATCTATCGCTTTGTCTATAAGGGTTTTATCATCGTCTGCCATTACAAATATTCCCCCTTTCTTATTTAATTTAATCTTATGTTAAAATGGCTAATTCTTATCGTAATTGTATATTATAATAGTGAAATAGGGATAAAGCATATAGATATATGCTCTTATATCACAGCTTTCAGTTATTTGTTTTAATATACATTTTAAGCGAGGTTGATGATTATGAGAGACTATATTGAAGATATTATATTAGATGGTGAATTTCCTAAATTAGAAGAAGCTAAAAATGCATGTAACGTTTATACTATAGCAATCACTTCTGATGAAGATTATATTAATCTAGAGCTTGTTAAAGTAGAGGATTACAATGAAATAGTTTATCTTTATAATTCACTAATCGATGACCTTATTGACGGAGGTCTAGTTAATAATTATTCTCATACTTATAAGTGTATGAAAAAAAGATTTTTCAAAATTTAATGAGAAAAATCTATATGCTTTATTTTTTTTCTTATTTACCCATTTTAACATAAGATTAAAGTCATATATGATACTATAAGGAGGTACTTTAAATGATCCTTAAGGATTTAATTACAGATGTTTTAGACGCTGCGGATGGTACCGAAATTGGTAAATTTGTTTCCAAGAAGAATCCATCTATTAAGTCTATTACTCGAGCAAATAAAGATTTGACTATGACATTTCCTGTCATGGTTTCTAATACTGTAGACCCAGTGTCTGCACAATTAGTAGCTAGAGCGTTGGAACGTAAATTCGTTATATTAACTCAAATGCTATTATCTGCTATTTCTATTACATCTTCTAAAGATGCAATTGATCATCTTAAAAATGTCCATGCTAACTTAGACTTGTCTAGTTTCTTTGACGTTGATGATTATCTTGCAGTTAGTGAAGAATCTACTGCTATGCATATATTTGATGCAGACACAGTTAAAGCTGTATATGAAGCATTTAGACAAGAACGTTTACGTGCTAAACCTATCAATCATTTACGTGAATCATTGATGGATGATATGATGGCTCAGATGCGTCAAAATTCAGATTTCAATACAGCTGTTGCTAATAATAGATTTAATAATTTATCTGATGATGATAAACTTAGGGCAGTAAGACTGATAGATACTGATACAGCAACCCGAAATAGAGATTTAAATAATAGAAATAGAGATTTGCAGAATCAGAATAGAGATTTAACTCATCAGGTTCGAGACCTAAGAGGTAATGAAGCTAGAATGAGAGGAAATTTTACTAGAAATCAACGTAGAATGAATGATAGAATGAGAGCTTTACAGCAAAGTAATAATACTTTGCAATCTCGTTTAGATGATATGCGTAATAATACTAGAGCTGGATTGGCTAACGTATCAAAAGACCAAATGGATTATAAGAAAGCTAATGAATTGCAACCTACATTGTTGAAAATTCAATTCATTAGTACTAATGATAACAATGACCCAATTACTGTAGATGCATACGTTGGTATTAAATCTAAGATCTATTGTGTAGACTCCGCTGATATTGCTAACCATATCGTATCTAAACGTAGCTATAACTTTAGCTTATATAACCTAATCAAAGCAACTTCTGGTGAAATCGAATTCTGGAGAGATTTCGTATTCGCTATTAAGAAAGCTAAGATTGATGCGGTATCTAATACTAACCGTGGTTCTTCTTCTAAACTTTGGAAAGTATTAGAACGCCGTGCTTTAGCTTCTAAAATCAATCGTTTCATGTCTTTACGTAATGATGCTACAGCAATTACTACTTTAGTAGTATCTGCTTATGATGTAGAAATGCTTCGTAAGATGGAAGATATTGATATCTCTAATTCTCGTGTAGCTCGTAAATTGATGGATGACTATAACTTAGTAGGTATCGTTATCGTTGATGATTCTACTGAGTCTGCTAAATTTATCTTTGATACTGGTGATGATGAATATGAACCATATACATTCAAAACTTTAAAACGTGAAGATAAAATGGATTATAAACAAATGATTCAATTACTTGCTGGAGGTAGATAGAATGTCAAGATATGTATTAAAAGAATTCATTGAAGCCAGCAAACTAATGGACCTTTCTGATAAAGAAACTTACGTTACAGTTGGTGTTGTTAATGAAGCTGAACAACGTGAAGTCCTTTTAGGTGCAACTAATAAACTATATGAAAAGATTGAAGCTAAAGTAACTGATGTAGACTTTGGTACAATTCCTCAATCTAGAGGTGATTTCCTTAAGATTGATAATATTGATATGGTAACTGATGCGGTTACTGATATGAAAAAAATTTACCAAGAATACAAACAACCTTTGACTTATATTAATACTATTACTGATGCAATTAATAACATCGTTGAATTGAAAAATGAATTCCAACGTTGCTTTGCATCTAATACTAGTCTAGGTATTGTATTATACAACTCTACTGCTATGGCAGTAATCAGTGGTGTATCTTTACTTATTGCTTCCACTATTGATTTCATCGTAGATCCTAAAACAAAATCTATTGAAGTATCTGTAGACCGTGTAGCAGTATCTAGAAGTAAAGAATTAGTTCAATTACAAACTTTAGCAGAATTCAATAATCTCTGTAAAGGTAATAAACTTAAAAAAGTATTGAATGATCTAATCAAAGTAAGTGCTAAGAACTTAGCTGGTACATCTGTATTAGCAGTTATTGGTGTAAGTATCGGTCTTATCTTTACTATCGTTCCAATTCTTCGTGAATTGATCTATTACTTCTACTATTGTAGAGCAAGTGTAGCTGAGTACTTTGATACTCAAGTTTCAATGCTGTCTTTGAATGCTGCACGACTTGAGACAGCTGGTGACCCTAAAACAGCAAATGAACAACGTAAATACGTAGATCGTTTCCGTAAGATTTCCGACTTCCTCGCAGTTGATGCTAAAGAAGCCTCTAATAAAACTGACGATAATGTACGTCAAGATGAAAAAGAAAAATATAAAGTTGATGATGTAACTGAAAGTCTTCCAGACTCAGCTGCATCCTCATTATTCTAATGGAGGGAGCATAGAAAAGATGCATTTTTCTAGAAAACAAGTTAGAGAGTCTAATACCTTAAAGATGGTAAAACAAGCAGAGAAAGACACTCTTGAAAAACAATTAAACGAGTCTAAGACTATCATTCCAGAAATTAATAATGTAATGACTGAAAGTCATTTAGCTCGTTCTAAACGTTCTTTAAATATCCGTATGGAAGCTAAAGCAGCTATTAAAGAACACTTCTTAACTGAAGCAATTAAATATATTTATGACGAATGTACAATTCCAGATCTTCAAAAAGAATCTACTAAGATTATTCGTGATACTGTAATCCGTGGATTCATTAAAGAAAATGGTGTAGAATCTATCATTCGTACTTTCAATACTAAGTCTTTATTCTTAGCTGATATTGTTAAATCAATCAAAGAAGCTACAGATGAAGTAGTTAAAGCTAATGATGATAAACTTAAAAACCCTGATACTAAAGTATCTGATGTTACAGTAGATCCTGAATATCAAGATTCTTTCATTGATAAGATGGCTCAACAAAAAGAAGAAATTGAAGACGTTGGTGCTTTAGTACAATCTCACGTTGCTAATAATGTAGAAGACTTCATTGCTTCTAATGTTGAAGATAAACAACAAATCAAAGATATCCTAGATGAAGTAAAAGAAAAAGTTGCTAATATTAAAGCATCTAATGCTGACGTAGCAGAGGACATCAAGGAGTCTATGATTTTAGGTGCTAAACGAAAAATCTATAGCGTAAAGAGTGCTAAGAAGAGCCTTCTAGAAGCTATGGTTAAACACTTAGCTAAACGTGTAATCTCTGAAAACCATACAGAATTCTTGACTGAATCTAAAACTATCAATACTGATAAGATTGTAGAAACAGCAGAATGTATGCTAACTATGTTAGTACTTTCTGAAGCTCTAGGTTTTGACTTAGATGAACAAAAAGTTCGTGCAATGTATAAATAAAAAATAAAAAAAATAATGACTCCATCTGGTTGATCCAGATGGAGTCTAATGATTTAGTTCACTCTTATTCTTCATATACCTCCTTTTATTGATGCAAATGTAGCCCATCATCAAGATGAACTCCGAACACGTCCTCTTCAGAGAAGAGTTGACCGCAGTCTACTGCTAAGTCTAATTGTTCCATATCTTCGAATAACATATTCTCACCTCCTTTCAATATAAAATAATGAGAATATTATTCTTCATCTTGATGCTGTTGTTCTTGCCGTTCCCGCTCTATCCGAGCTTCTTCGGCATCCAATACTATCCGCATCACTTCTACTGATCCTTCAAATAACCAGTCAGTCACATGAATCACCTCCTTTACTAATCTATGATTCACCTTAATAATATACAGTTATTATATCTTAGTTTTACAATAAGCCTACAAGGAACATAGTTTCTTGTGGCTTAATCACCAAACACCTCCTCAGCAACCCGTAGTGCTATCAAGCATAATGCAAAAGCAGGGGATGCCTCCCGCTCTTCTGCATCCCGCATATGTACACCAACCCGTGGAAATACGTATGGGAGTACCATCCGTAAATACCGCCGTGCTCCAGGCATACACCGCAAGGCAAACACCAAACCACCAGTATCCATTAAACATCATCCTCCTCTTCATCTCCAAATAAGTCTATAAGCAACGCAGTCAATGCAACATCGACAAGATGAGTTACAAGAGCATCATTCTCCGCCTCCTCTTCAGATGCCGCAGGAACCCATTCACCATCCCGTTGTATTAGCATGGATGCCCGTTCTAATATATCTAACACTTCAGCTTCTGAGAGGTACCCTAGTACATCAGAAGTTATTGGTGTAGTATAACAGCACCGACCATCCTCTAACATTGCCAATTCAAATAAACCCTGTGACCCTCCATAAGTTGTAGACCCCCGAACAACGGAGACCTCTAACCCATGTCCAGTCGAAAATAACCACCGCTGCCGTTCAGTATGATAAAAATCCGCAGGGCGAACTTCATACTCCTCAAATAACCGATGGTCTACAAACGCTTGTACTTGTTGAAATTCCATGATATACCTCTTTCTGTCCTAAGGACTTAATAACTAATACTATGGTAAATCAATTAAATAATATATAGCTATATATATACTATTACAAAAAAATAAATACCCCATAGGAGTTTAACTCCTATGGGGATCATTATATTATTTAGATTCTAGTTTAGCCATCAATGCATTATATTTTTCATTCAAGTCATTATACTTTTGGGTAAGATCTTGAACTTGTTTTTCCAAATCAACTTGTTTAGATGCACTTAATTTTTTAGTACCTTGACCAAACTTGAAGTTTGCACCGGCACTAATCATACTATTAGAACCACCTAATGTAGTAGCAATGTTAAACATTGTATTTTCATTAGGGCGGTAGAATGCACCAATAGCAGTTGCACTAGAATTCTTATAGTTACCAACACCAACAGAGAAACTCCATTTATCGTTACGATCAAAATCTAATGGATGTAATCCTGCTAATGCTGCAGAAGCTGCACCTACTTTGGATACTTGAGAATCTGTATAGGATTTAGCTTGGTTAATGGATCCTTCGGATACATTTCTTAATTGTGCTACGTTAACTGCATCAGTATCTTGTGTACCAGCAGCTACAGATGTAATTTGACGTGTAATATTATTAGCAGTATCACCTACAGATACAGCAGATGCAGTGGACTTCCAAGTGGAAGTTGTATTTCCAGATGCATTGTATCCGATTTGACCTTTAGCTGTAGACGCTACAGAATCAGAACCGATAGCTACACCGCCATCAACTAATACATTACTATTATGACCTACTGCAACTACATCTGAATTATCCATTACAGTTGTTGTATCAATACTACCTAAGACAACGGAATGGTTACCACTAATATTACGGTTATTACCAACTATAATATCATTAGTACCATTAGTCAATGTATTACTAATACCTGCTACAAAGTTATCAGTTGTTTCATTGCCATTAGTACCAGTCACAGTATTATTAACACCAATGATGGATGTACGTAATACCCAATCAGCTTTGTTACCACCACCGATTGCCATTGTAGCACCGCCACCATTATTAGTCTTAATAACATCACGTAGTTTACCAGCAAATTCAGCTGCATCAGTTGTAGCTTTTGCAACGTTTCCTAAAGATGTAATGGAGTTAGTAATTTCATTACCAGCACCATATACAAGAGAACCATTTGTATTAGCAGTACGGTTAGCAACACCACTAATAGTATTAGCTACACCTACAGAAGTTCTGTCTGCAAACCAACCGCTACCTACACCAGCTGCTGTCTTAGATTCAATACTATTCAAAGTACCAGTAATAGTAGAACCAAAGTTTTGTGAAGGTGTAGAGAATCTACCTCCTGTATAGGAGCTAGACATAATATTGAATGTACCAGTATTAGTAGTCAAAGCACCATTACTAAAGCTATTAGTACCAATAGTTGTACTATATGCATTTAAGTTTTGTGCACGAGTACCATTAGTATCAGTATTCATATTTACATCGCCAATTTTACCAATATAATTATGATTACCAACCATAGTACTGCCTGTACGAGCATATGTATTATTACCAATAGCAATACCAGTACCAGCTCTATTTACATCAGTTGGAATACGTGCAGAAGAAAAATCATCACCACTGTATGGTGTTTGATTAAAGGATAATGATGCTTCTACACCACCAGACATGTTTTCTACGTGGGCATTATTACCAATAGCAATACTAGCATTTTGCCCTACATAGTTTTCTACTTTAGCAGATTTACCAATAGCAATATCTTTAGTATTGTTAGCTACAGATCCTGTACCATATGCAATACCATTACCAGTACCAGCTGTATTGTCTACAGCAAATCCAGTTGCACTTAGGGAACTTAAAATAATTGCTGTCATTAGAATTTTAGATGTTTTCATGATTTTGTCTCCTTATTAAATAAAAGTTATACCCATAGGAGATCAACTCCTATGGGTAAGTATTATATGAATATTGTGTTTAGATCAAGCTTACGACCAAATTGTCTCCAATACGATAAACAGTATGGAAAAGGTCAATGTTATCCATTAAGAATTTATATTGTTGAGCCGTAAGGAATCCTAAGATAGTATCCTTATCACTTGTATAGTATGTGCGTAAATTAGATAAGAATACCTCATCATCGCTAAGATTACCTTGCTGCCAAACATATCTACCTTCTTCACAGAAGGAAAATCCTGGGAATACTTTAATATATTCAGTATCCCAATAAGATTGCATTAACATTTTTCTTTTGATATCATATACGATATCTAACTGTTTATGATTGTACATTTGATCACCTATACTAGATCTTCAGGATCATAGAAATCCTGAGTATCTTGTTTTTCTTCCTTCTCAGTTACAGGGATGTCTAATTCGACACCACGGGATTCCATGATTTCCTTAATTTTTTGATTATCCCCATATCCTTTTTCTAATAAGACATGAGTTAAATCATGTGGACCTTGATCTGTTAGGAAAGAGAAACCTTTATTAGGTTGCATAGTTCCATCAGATTGAACGACCCACTTACGTAATTCGAGCTTATAAGCTCTATCATTCCAGCTCATTTCTGAAATCTTGAGAACTGTATTGCCACGTTCATCAAATACTTCATCAATTCCATCTGGATTAATGTTAAACTTAAACTCCATTATATCCTCCAAAAAATAATAGACTGGGGAAGTTAATCCCCAGCCATATTACAATTTAATTATTTTTGTGGACGGAATAGACCATCGGATACGACTTGACGGCTTACATATTTACGAAGCAATTTCTTAGTTGTATCTGGATGTAATTGTTTAATTTCTAATAAACGACCAGAATAGCTATTAGTATTTACTGGAGCACCAGGAATTACTACATAGTCATATTGGTTGCCATAAATGAAACCTAAGATAGATTCGATTGTAGCACCATATACAACCAAGTTGTTATGAGTACCATCGGATGCTAATGCATAACTTACACATTGGTTACGGAAGTTGTCATGGTTCGCATTGTCTTTACCAAAGTCGATAATTGTATCTTTCAAGATATCAATTGCATCATTGGTTAAGCGGAAACCCATTGCTGTTTCCGTAACTGTACCATTTTTCACAGAAGAACGGACACCAGATGCACCATTATAACGTGCAACCATTTCCAATTCTTTTGTAGAAGCATTTTGACCTACGTTTTCGAAACCGAAACGTTCAACAGCTTTCAAACGAGTATCGTGTTCGTTATCGGAGCCGTTATAATCAAATACTAGAGCTACACCGATTTGTGGACTATTGCTGAAAGTGATATCACGGCAGCCTACATAATCAGCGAATACATTGCCAAGACGATTAGTGAGAAGTTCACATAATTCGCTTGTAGCGATTGTTTTTGTTTTGTAATCGCTTTCGAAATTTTCTGGAGTAACTTTAAGTTCGATACGTTTTTTATCTCCTTTATCGTTACCTTTTTCATCCCTACGTGTTTCACGGGAAGCACGTTGAAGAACTTCAGATAGAGATTGGAATCCGTTGTCGACTTGTGGAACTCCATTGATCAATTGATTTGACATAGCTATGTCCTCCTTTAAATAAAAGAAATTATTCTACTGTTAGGATCATAGTAAATATTAATCACCTAACTTCACCATTATAATATATCAATATATCTAAATTTAAAAGACATGTAATCCAGGTAGATCATCCATACCAACATATTTAACTATGAAAGTACGATCATTTCTATCTTGGATAAAGAAGAAATTACCTTTAACCTTATATAATAAGATATCATGATAATATTCAACGATAGTATAATCTACTATACGATCTTGTACTATAGCCTCAAGAGCAAATAAGTCACCAGGTCGTAATTGAGCACCATCTTTAACTTCAAATAATACATTGATTACTCTGAAGTTATAATGGAACCAGTACATGAATAGAATATTTTGTAAAGCTATCTTAATAGCTTGGTCAGTATTATCATATTCTAATCCACGACTATCACAAATGGAAATAAGAGTATCACAGATCTTAGGGTCTAATTTGACAAATGATACAATATTCTTCAATGGATCATTTAGATATAGATCTACACTAAAAGCATAATCTTTATGTGCAATATCATACATCATTAGATCGTATGCTCGTTTATATTGTCTCATTGCACTGTCATTTTCGAATTCATCTTTACATAGAAACTTGCCAAACTTCTTATTATCCATAGGATTATCAATATTAAGTCGACTAGTATAGTAAGGATAATTCGTTGCTTCATATGGGCAGTAGATACTAATACATAATTCTTTCTCCCCATTCTTTAAAGTACATACTTCAAAAAACATCTTACAATGTATTTCTAGAGGTATATACTCATCTGTTTTGTACTTATCAATAAGTAACTTATCTCCTATCACAGGAGTAACTTTATAAAAGTCTTTGTCTTTACGAGATACTATTCGATACAATTCTGTTATTTGTCCGAACTTATCCTTCTTACAAAGCTTTTGACCGACGTTATACATATCCAATTCATATTCACCTCCTTCGATCAAGATTATAATATATGAATGAATGATATTATAAGAGTCCTACTTATCTAGTAAGTAGGACTCATTATATTATAAAACCTTCATAGCTATTTTAGCATATTTACCTGCATGTTTAAGAGTTGGTGCTGTAATAACAAAGGAGTCATCGCAGAACTCACTACGTTGATAGTAATTAGAGAAGTTAAATTGTTTATCATTCTTAAGTACTACCTTAAGATATTTATGGAAATCATTTAATACTCTAGCTCTAATCTTAACTAATTCTTTATCTTTCTTAGTACGATCTTGTTTAATTAGATCTTCACTAATCTTAAGATTTAGATAATACATCTTAGCTAGTTCATATTTCATTCCTTCAATATTCTTAGCTCTATCATATTCCATAAGTAATCTATGAGATTCCATATAGATAGATTGATAACTCTTATTCTTTAAGAAGTTCTTAACGAATAGATTTCCTCTAGCATCGAATTCAAAACCAATACTCTTTTCTTGTAATAACTTAGAAGTCATACTTCTATGATATATAGTATTAGCTCTATTATATGCTTTAGTCATATTAACTGAATTGAATTCCATATAAGGATTCCAACCAAATTCTAATAAAGCTTGTTTTAATTCATCTGATTGAGTTCTAGTATATTCTAGACTTAGATATCTTACATTAGACATCCAATCTAGAATAGTTTTCTTATCATATGATTTACCTTCATATATTTTTTTATAATCTCTTAACCATTCATCAGCTTTATCTTTCCATTTGTTAGGCATATCACCAAATGTACTATTACGTTTGAATACTTCGATTTCATGTGGGATATAGAATGGTATCGTATTAGGTAGATTTCTAATAGGTTGTACATCTTCCATAGCAGATTCAACTATAGGGAAGTAATAATAATCATCAAATCCATTACTAGTAAATACACTCTTTAAGAAGTTATACATAGTTTCATTATTACAACCAAATACTTCCATAAGACGCATATCAGATATACGAATTAAGGAGATATCCATAGATTGTACATCATGCCATTGTTTTTCTAATTCCTCTTCAGTATCACAAGGTAAGACTATAAAGATACCAGAGTTTAAAGACCAAGATTTAAGATATTCAGTTTCACGTTTCTTACCACGTAACTCAATACCATAGTCTCTAGCTCTATCTAAATCAGATAATTGTAATCCAGATTCACTTAATGCTAAATCATCATAAGGAATCTCGGAATTAAGATACTTAGACCGAAGTTCTTTAAATCGTTCTACATTAGACTTACCATAGATTTCAATAGACTTATCATCACTATGACGTTTCATCTCAGCAGATAAACTATTATAATCATTCCAGTCATCCATTAATTGGTCTTCAGAAGAATATTTATCATCAAGTACTTTATACATACCAGAATCATTAACTTCTTTTACCTTCTTATTATTAGTATCACTAGCATCATCATCCTCTTCTAGCATATCTTTAGTCTTAACAAAAGCCGGAGCCTCAATCTCTAGAATAGTTTTATAAGATTTAGTTCTTATTTTAGATTCTAAGTCTACTGCAAAGTATCCATTAGCATCTTCCATAATCATGGTTCCTTCAGGAAATTCTTTTAGCTTAGACTTAGCTGTATTTACATCTAGAATATCACATAATGGAAGAGATGTATCATATAACTCAGATTCAATACTATATATAGCATTCATTAGAGTTAACTTATTATCTCTATCTAAGTCAGATTCTGTAAAGTCATCATCATATTCTAATTGGTCTTTAGATAGCATAACTTTACCAGTAATCTCTTCATATAGATTGATAGCATTCTCCCAAGTAACTCTATCTCGTTTATGCCTATAAGACTTATAGAATTTATCTTGTAAGAATGGTTCTTTATCTACTATTTCAGTTTCTTCATTATCAGATTTAACTCTAAGTTTAGTTGACTTCTTATCATCAACTACACCAAAGCCATCTTTCTCTCCACTGAATGAATGTCTATGTGGAGTATATTGAACTAGCATATTGCCATCTATAGTTCCTACAATACCACCTACAGCTCCAACACCCATATGCTCTCTAGCCGCATATTCTTTTAAGTCAGATAGACGTCTAATGATATCATATTCTATAGGAATATCTTCATTATCTTCCTCAGAGTCTTCTACATTATCTAGAGTGAAGAATCTATCGTCATATACTGTAGATTCATTAATTCTAATAACTTTATTATTAGTAGTAGGATCATTAATCTCTTGATCTTTGAGTAATGCTAATACTTCCATAAGTTGGACAAATTTATTATCAGTTAGACGTAAATAATTATATTCACCTAACCTGATAAGTTCAGCTTCTTTACTAACCTGCTTAGCACGATATTCATCCATTTGACGATTGTTAGGATTATCCCCACCGTCCTTAACTTCGATAATCAAATTATAAGGAACGTAGTAAATATCCGTAATCCATTGTCTAGAATTACCATATTGATCAGTATAATCAATAACTGGACCAGGCATAATAATATCTTTAGAGTTGCAGTTAAGAACTTTATCCATAAACTCTATAGCTTTATGCTCATAAGATCCAGTATAAGTAAACTTAGTACCATCGCTATATACATAGGTACCACTAATACTACGATGGGCTAACATCTTAGCTTGATGAGCAGCATCATCTAATAGAGACACTTTACCGTGAACTCTAATCATATTCTTTTTAAACTTAGCTCTTAATTCTTCTTTACATCTAGGATTAGAGCATACTCTATGGTATTTACCAGTCTTTTCATTCCAGTCTGTTTTATTACCACATACGATACATTTACCAGAACCTGGGTGAGTTTTATCATATAAGAATTGCTCGGCAGATATTTCACCGATAATATCTTCATGATCTTTTTCTATGTGTCTGATTAACTTGTCTTTGAAGTCTTTACGTCGACATAATGGACAAGCTATTCTTCGTTCAGTTGCCATTGTATCCTCCTTATGAGTGTATATCAATTTAATGCTATGTTAAAAATAGCTATTTGTGTATATTTTAAACCCTAGAACTAAGTAGTAATATATTAATATGAAAGGAGAGATTATCGTGGCAGATGATATTACTTTCATAACTGCAAAGACTAAAGAAGTTCCTACTTTATTAAAAGAATATTCTTTATCTACTGACAGTTATAAAACTCCACTTACATATAAGAATTTTAATGCATTTGGTACTCTAATTATGCGACTAATGCTTTTAGAGCCAGGTACAATAACTCATAGTCCAGAAATGGGCTTAGGCTTAATTAGTAAATATAGATATATGCAGTCTGATAGAGTTATTGAACTCAGTCAGGCTATCAAAGATCAAATAAAGGATTATCTTGATAATACTGTAGCGGTCGAAGTTAATATAGGTTTCTCTAAAAATGGAGAAAATATAATGATTATAGATATGACAGTTGACCAGTATCAATTTAGATATTTCTATGATCGAGATAAATTAACTTTAAAAATGTTGATGAATGATGAAATTTAGGAGGAACCATGTCCGAACAAGTAAAACTAGCAGACCTCATGAAAGAAAAAATGGAAGAAGAAAAAGCTTCCGAAACTCCAGTAGTAGAAGAAACTACTCCTGCTGCTGAAGAAAAACCAGTTGAAGAAACTCAACCAGCTGCTCCTGTAGCACCTACATTTGATGAAACAAATCTACAATCTGCTGATATTAGTGCTATCGTTCCTTCTGGTAAAACAGATGCAACTCAAGAAGCACGCGATGAATTGTTGGATGAATTAGATAATGGTATTTCTAGTGCTATTGAACGTCGTTTCAAACCTGCATTGAAAGAGATTCATGATATGCGTCGTGAATATGAAGATCTTAAAGCTATGGGTGAAGAAAATCCTCAAGTAGTTTCTAAATATGATCCATCTCTAGATCTTAATCCTGAATTGACAGATAAAGATCGTGAAGCAATTCGTCGTGATGAAGAAGAACACGTTTTATCTGATGATGAAATCAAAGCTTCTACTAGTATTAATAATCTTCTTCCTGAAGATGATATTGAACGTGAATTCGAACAATATGAAAATGCAGCAGATGCTGTAAATAATGTAGCTACAGCAGCAACTACTACTCCAGCTATTGATACTACACCAGTAGATGTATCTGATGCAGTAGTTCCATCTGTAGAAGTTGCAGAATCTGATGAAGATGAATTATTCTATGATGATGAACTATTAGAAGATCTTGGTCTTGATGAAGATAAAGAAGAAGCTGAACGTATTAAAGAAGAAAAACAACAGCAACGTAATATGGAAGAGTTTGCTCGTGTACTTCGCCAACAATTAGACGAAGTAGGTGAACGTAAACCTGATATTAGTAAATTCCGTGTACGTAAACGTCCTGTAGCATTCACTAAAGTATTATCTAAACCAGTTGAAAAGAAATACTATGAATGGGGATTATTTGCTACTGGTGTATCCATCTCTATGACTCCATTATCTGCAATCGAAATGGATGAAATCAATCCATATACTGATTCTGCAAATGATATTGGTAAAGCTCGTACAGTATTCAGTACTCTATATAAACATCTAGCACCTGAATGCCGTACTATGGATATGGAAGCATGGTTGAAGTTATTGAACTATCAAGACTTGAATCACTTATTCTTTGCATTATATAATGCAAACTTCAGTACCTCCAATATCATCCCATTTAGTTGCCCTAAATGTAAACACTTCTATACTGAAAAACGACCTATTATTGATATGGTTAAATTTGAAACAGAAGCTGATAAAGAAACTTTTAATAAGACCATCGCTAAAGATCCTTCTATGCCTCCAACATTTGAAGAAGAAATCTATGTAGCTAATGGTGACTATGCATTCGGTATTGTAATTCCTAAAATTTACAACTCCATGTTTGAAGAACGTCTATTGAATGAAGGTTTCCGTGAAAAATATGCTGGTATTATCAATATCTCCCACTGTATCTCTACAGTATATGAAATTGATGAAGATAATGAAGAATTGATTCCTATCCAATTCAATACAGCTCCTAATGATATCGTTAAGACTTATAAATATCGTATTCAAGGTATTTATAAAATCTTATCTAAGTTATCTGCATATGAATTTAAAGAACTTCAATCTCATATCGCTAAATACTTAGAAGAAAATAGTAAAGATATTAATATTTCTTATCAAGTACCTGCAGCTACATGTCCTAAATGCGGTGCAGAAATTGAAGCTATTCCTATGAATGCTCAAGAACTTGTTTTTACACGGCATCGGTTGATTCACATGCTCGACTAATGCAATTAGTTGATAATGTTTGTTACGAATATCGAGGTAGATTAAGTATTATAGAAGCATTAGATATGCCTATAGGGGATTTGATGCTTCTATATAAATTTATTAGAGATCGTAGAGAAGCTGCCGATGCAGCTGCTGAAAAAGAAAAACATAAAAAAGATGAAGAGCAAAAATATAAGTATATGCAAGCTGCCTATAGAGGTCATCCACAAGCTGGATTAGTTCCACCTGACCAAGGTACTAAGACTGAGACACCTGCGATGACTAGGGAAGATATGGCACGCTTTGAAGATGCTCTTGAAGGAATGCTTTAATTAAAAGGGGATTTATATAAATGGATATCGTCGAATTTTTCTGCAAATTCGGCAATGGAGACTGCGAACAAACGAGAAAACAGATAGTAGATTACTTTGGCGAATCTAGTCTACTATACAGTATATTAAAAGGTCATGGATTATTACATTCAAAGATTGATCATGTTATCTATGAGAATCGTATTGAATTTATTATTTATACTACAGACTCTACATTATTTGACTCCTTAGTAGATGAATATAAGAATACCATTACAGTTAATAGTAATAATGGTATGAGTCATCCTATAGTAGTAGATATTGTTAGAGATTTTAGTGATCCATGTAAGATTATTGTAACTATGCGATAATATAACACAATCGAGTTAGTGCAATAAATGCACTAACTCGTTTTTTGTTCCACATATAAATAATTCATAAGGAGGTACATATGGCATTATTAAAAGACCAAATTAGACAAGATAATCTCCAAGTATCTCTTCTTGATGTAGATGATTTTGTCAAGAAGAATAACTTAGTCGAAATAACTAATCCAGTTATATTTGATACATCTAGTAATCCAACTAATGATGGATTATTATCTAATACAATCTTTGGTATAACTAAAGAATCTAGAGCAAGTACATTTGCTTATATTAGTTTAAAGAAGAAATTCCTACAACCATTAATTTATAGAATCTGGGGTAAAGTAGACTCTAAGATTAAATCCGTTATTCATGGTATTGGAACTTACTCTATAGATAAGTCTGGTAATATAGTAGAAGATCCTAAAGGGGATAATGGTATTGATTTTCTAAGAAAGAATCTAGATAAGATTAAATTTAGAGAAACTGATTCCATTAAACGTGAAAGATATATTAAGTTCTTGAATGCTAATAGAAAGAACTTCTTTACAGATAAACTTATTGTAATCCCACCATTCTTTAGAGATATTAAAGTAGATGGTAGTAAGATATCTGTAGGGGATATTAATAAATTATATATCAATATAATGGTATCAGCATCCGCTATCGGTGATTCTGAAGACTACGGTTTTAGTATTAGTAAATCCGTTGAAGGTAGACTTCAAGAAGGATTAATCGAAATCTATAAATGGTTCGGTACTGGCACTGACAGTAATCCTAATGGGGGATTACCTGGTAAATTTGGTGTAATTAGACGTGCTAACTTATCTAAGACTACAGACTATGCAACTCGTTTAGTTATGTCTGCACCTAAATTGGATGTAGAGAATATGAGTGAGCTTAGAGCTGACTTTGATTACTCTGTATTACCTATGACATCTGCAGCTGCAAACTTCTTTCCATTTGTTATATTCCATATGAGAAGATTCTTTGAGAATGAATTCATTGGTAATACTAAATATTTAGTATTAGATAAAAAAGGAAATCCTACATATGCAGAGGTAGAAGACTATCAATTGCAATTCTCTGATGAAGTCTTAAAGAAAGAATTAGATAGATTCATTCATGGGTACTCTGATAGATTTAGAGCAATTGATTTGGTATGTAAAGTAAATGGTAAACAAGTAGTTTATGATATGGTATTTAGAGGTAATTTCTTTGATGAAATTACTGAAGATGAAAAGACAGCTAGACCTATAACTTGGTGTGATGTAATTTACATAGCTTGTGAAGAAGCTATTAAGGATAGAATGATTCTTATTACACGGTATCCTATTGATACTTTCTATAATGAGTTTGCTACTAAGATTAGATTATCATCTACTATTGAAACTGAAAAGGTTATAGTTGGTGGGGTAACTTATGATTACTATCCAAAAATAAGAAAAGAAGATATTGGTTCTGATACCTCCAACAAATTTATCGATACTATGAATATCTGTAATGGGTATCTTGATAGTATCGGTGGTGACTATGATGGTGATATGGTAACTATCAAGGGGGTATACACTGATGAGGCAAATGCTGAGCTTAAAAAGCAATTAGAGACTAATATCCACTTTATTAATCTAGGTGGTAACCCAGTTATCTCTACAGCAAAAGAAGCTATCCAAGCTATATATGCTATGACATTAACTATGCCAGAAACTAAATTAGAGAAAGTTAAATTTTAACAAAAGAATTCCCCTATAGAGTTTAACTCTATAGGGGATATATCTTAGAATTTAATCACATTAGTATAGTTTACTTTATCTTTTTCAAATTTAGTAATACCAATAGACTCTAATGGGAAGTTTTTCAAGTTGTCATTAATGATATCATTATAGTCAACAAACTTTAATATCCATTTAGGAACTTCAGCATCAATTGGAATTGAGATACTAGTAATCTCACCTTTATAATCATTTTGATTTTCATCTAAGAACTTTTTAATCTTTTCATATAACTCTGGATCAGAATCCATTAGAGGTAATAAAGTACTATTATTGATTGTAACCTTAATAATATCAATTGCATTACGTATAGTTAAATCAATTGCTTCAGTACCTTCATCTCTTAATGCATTATAAACCAATGCACCTTTAATGCCTTGGATACGCATTGGATTATCATAGTTAGCATATGACTTAATTTGAGCTGGTTTATAATACTCTTTCTCACCAGACTCAATAGACTTTCTAATATCATATTCTACACGAGCTAATGATTTCAATACATCCATTTGGTCTACTTCTTCTACATTAAGAATCTTCTTAAATAAGATATCTTTCAATGCATCACGAGTCTTAGCTTTCAATGTAGATTTATTAATTGGTAACCCTTTAACATCAAGCATCTTATTAGATGGAACTAGATTGCCTTCTTGTAATTCTTGTTTAGATGCATAGTTTTTCTTACCACCAGTTAATAAAGCTCTACCAAATAAGAATTCATTCTTCATGGCAATAAGACATTCTTTGAATTCTGATTTAGTATTATAATTCTCTGCAACTAAATCAAAGTGTTCACGTAATAGTCTACCAGCAATATATGATAAGATATTGATAATACTGAAACGTAATGGTTCTTTGTTACTAGATGTAGCTACATTAATCATTTTAGTTTCAATCTCACCAGTTCCAAAGTTATAAACTCTATCTTCTTCCATCTCAGGCTCAACTTCAGGAAGATTCATAAGTTTAATGCCAGATTTATCTATTGGTCCCAATACATCTCTAAGAACGAATGTATACCAACCATTAAAACATGGCATAGTTGAGTCAGTATCTGTAATGATACTAATATCACGTTTCATTGTAGCAGAACGATCAATCTTATCTACTACAATATATCTCATATAGCACCATTCTTTAAGGACTTCAAACATGTGGTCTAAGTTATCCTTAATGATTTCTGGTGGATGATTAGGATCTACAAATGCTTCATCTAGTTTAGATAATGTCAATACAATATAATCTTTCATATATTTATTATCACAGAATTGTAAAGCATTATTCTTATAGAAGAGTTTATTTAAAGTCTCTTGAGATAAGTTAATCAAAAGACTCCATACAATATTCATAGCTTTATAGATTGCTTCATCATCAAAGTAATCTCTATCAAATGTATCCATAATTTTATAGAATACATCTTCAACTTCTACATCTTTATCCAATACTAAAGCAGATGGATAAATAGATTTCTCAGAATCTACACGATTAATAAATGTAATTGCTTCATCAATAGAATGAAACTTTACATTATTCGTAAAGAAGCTTTCAAAGAATGTAATAGCATGACTAATCAATGCACGACCAGTTCTAGTAATACCAGTTGCTACATATAGATTATACAATGCACTACTATAATTACCAATTACACCATATAAGGCATTATTATCACGTTTAGCTAACATTTGAAGCATATTATATTTATTGAACTTCTCTGTACCCTTCTCATATTTAAACATTTCTTTCTTAAACTTAGAACGGTTATCAGTAAATGAAGTTATCAATTTATACATTGGAGTTAACTCTTTTGTATATTGTTTGAATAAACATCCATTAGCTACCATGATTGGAGTCTTTTCATATATATAATTACTGATTCCAGCTACATCAGTTTCAGCTGTTTCTTCAGTATAGTTATTATGTAAAATACATTCACGTTTTATATATGCATTAGATAAAATGATATCTAATGCTGTATCGACTTCACCCTCAGTTAGGGTAGGGAAATTAATCATTAAATTCTTTTTAGCTTGCTCTCTATATTTAGATACAGCTATAATTTTATCAAGTTCTTCGTAGTTTATCATAATTATATTCCTCCTATCATGATGTCCTAGGCACTTTTATTTGCTAATATGAGCTCATACGAATAACATTAAGTTAATAAAACGTTATTTTCGTTTTTAAATATATTTAAATAAAATAATCTCCAAGGAGGACGAAAACATGTTTTTCAATGAAAACGACCGACAAGGTGTTCTTGGTGAAGATCTTGCCAACCCTAATGCTTTACTTGAAGCTATGATTTATGCTGAGGCTTCTAAATTGCCTCAAGATGAACGTATTGCGTTCGCTGAATCCGAAGAAGCTCAATTATTGGTAGAAAAATCCGTATTGAACAAAAAGACTTTGGTTCGCTTAAGCAAAAATGACGACTTGGCTCGCCGTGTAAAAATGGCTGCATTCCAAATCGCTAAACAAAAGAAAGATCCACTCTGGACTAAATTGGTTAAAAACCGTGTTATCGAACGTGCTTTGATTAAAAAGATCGTTCAAAAATACAATAACCAAGCAGTTCGTGTAGCTCGCAAATCTCAAGTTGAGTACATCAAAACTGCTAAATCTTCTAAACATTTACCAACTCCAAAAAAATAATAAAACCACTCGGTATAGGGTCTTAAAGATCCTATACCGGTTTTATTTATTACAGTGAATTTTACATATGAATATATATTATAGTAGTAGAATAATATATTTGATGTAATATCACAGGAGGTTCTCGATGTTTGATACTATCGTCAATTATGAAAACTATTGGATTTACAATGAGTTCGTTAAAAGCAAAGGAGAAATGACAGTAAATGTAAATCAACAAATTAAGAAGGAGAATTGGTCTAACCATTTCGATGCAATTCACTGTATATTACGAGATGGTATAGACGATCCTAGCCTATCTAAGGCTAAGATCAATTTAATTATTGGTGGTCATGAAGTTGGTCTAACTATTCCAGACTATTGGCTTAACCTAATATTATGGTCTCTTATTATCAAGAGTGATGATGAGATCGAACCAAAACATATTTTCTTTAAACGAGAAATCACTGCTAAGACTATTAAGAATTATATTGATGAATTCTTTATCAAAGTCCATATTGAAGATATTGATTTCTTGACTAAGAATAATATGATTGCAGATGCATTATATTACATTGCTAGAGTTGATGAGTTTGCAGACTTATTTGTAAACAGCATCAATCTACAAGATGATGTATTGATGATGAATGCAATTCCAGAATACTATAATTTATTGCATCCTGATATGTCTAAAGTAGACTTACAGAAAGCTAATGAATACGGTATGGAGTGTATTGGTAAAGTACGTGATTATGTATTGAAGTCTAAAGACATTCTAGGATATGATCATATCTATACTAATGCATTTAGAGCTAATGAAAGTATTAATATTCGTCAGCTTAAAGAATATGCTATTTCTATTGGTACTAAACCAGATGGTAATGGTAGTGTATTCCCACACGTTATTAATAATAGCTATATTAATGGCGGTGTAATTGATTTGATGGATTACTTTATTGAATCCTCAGCTGGTCGTACAGCACAAATCATTTCCAAAATCAATGTAGGTTCTTCTGGTGCAATGGCACGTAAGATTGGTCTAAATAACCAAGGTACTCGTTTGCATCCAGATCCACATTTTAAATGCTCTTCTCGTAACTTCATTAGATATGATGTTAGAGATGCTAAAGAGCTTAGCTTATTAGTTGGTAAGTATTATAGATTCGACCAATTAAATGATTTTGATATGGGTCCTATTAAGGAATCTGATACTCAATTGATTGGTAAAACTATTTATACTAGAAGTCCTATTACTTGTCAGTCTCATTCTGAAGGTCATGGGATTTGTAGATACTGCTATGGAGATCTATACTTCATCAATAGAGATATCGATGTAGGTAAATATCCATCAGAAGATATTACAGCTAGTACTACACAATTACAATTATCAGCTAAACATGTATTGGTAACAGATATTCCTGATATTGAATTACCAATTAAGTTTGTAGAGAACTTTGTTCGTTCTGCAGAAACTATCTCATTAATTGAAGATCGAAACTATAATGACATCTATCTAAGATTCCATGTAGATGAGATCTTTAAAGATAATGAAGATGATGTTGATGATACAACTAATACAGTTCTTGACTATAATGACTATGTGAATAAGTTTGCTATCATTGATCATAAAGAAGAATATCCAATCGAAATTGATAAGATTGATAAATTCTACCTTTCTGAAGCATTAGTTAGATTGACTAATATGAAACGCTATCAAACTGATGAAGGTGAAATCAATATCCCATTAGCAGTATTGGCTAAAGAAGATGATCAAACTATTTTCTATACTCCTATAGTGAATAATGAGTTCTCTAAGACTCTTAACCGTATTAAAGATATCTTAGATAAAGCGGCTGTAACTACATCGTTTACTAAAGATGATTTAGCACAAGAGTTTATGAGAGCATTATTAAATGGTGGTATGTCCAAGCATACTATTCATACTGAAACAATATTGTCTAATCAAATTAGAAGTGCATATAATATCTTTGATAGACCTAACTGGAATAACGTAAATGAACCTTACGTGTTACTTCCACTTACTAAGGCATTATATGAAAATCCTTCTATTACTAAGACATTAGACTTCCAAAACTTGGCAAGTATCTTGAAGAATCCATCTTCCTATAATAAGACTGCTCCGTCTACTATAGATTACTTCTTCCAAGAACAGCCACAATTATTTATGAATCAGCCAAGCTTAACTAATAAAGATATTAAGAATGAACGTAAGCTTACTGATGCATTAGTGAATGAGGATATTTAAGATTATGAATAAGATAATCTTACGTAATTCATCTATAGTGATTACTGATTACAGTCTAGGTGATGCTCCTAGACTGGAATCTTATTTTACTATATTTGATAGAATTACTTTCACTAGAAGTTATAAAGGGATGTCATATGATGAAGCTAATAGACTTCTCTATCTCCCTAGAGGATTAGATTTATATTTCGTTAAGAAGTTCTTTGATAATGAAGAACCTGTACGAGATTATAATAGTGATCCTTACTTTGAAACTCCACCTATAAAGATTAGGTATCTTCCTAGAGATGATGTACAACAAGAAGCTTTACACTTCATCTTAGGCAAAGGTCAATATTACTCTAATCAAAATAGTGGACAACTATCAATCAATCTACCAACTGGTAAAGGTAAGACATATGTAACTATAGCATCTCTAATGTATTGGAGAGCAAGAACTATAGTTATTGCATCTACTACTGGTTGGTTAGATCAATGGAGAAATTGTATTGGTGAATATACGGATCTAGATCAAAATAGAGAAGTATTAGTAATCAATGGATCAGTTGGTATTCATAAGATATTGAATGGTATCACTGATGTATCTAAATATAAAGTATTCTTAGTTACCCATTCTACATTACAGAACTTCGGTACTAATAACGGATGGGATAAGATTAGTGAACTATTCAAGAAACTACAAGTATATCTAAAAGTATATGATGAAGCACATCTAAACTTTGATAATATTTGTATGATTGACTTTTATACTAATACTAAGAAGACATTATATCTTACTGCAACACCTGGTAGATCTGATGAGACAGAAAACTTTATATATAGACTATACTTTAGAAATATTCCTAGTATAAATCTATTTGATGAAGATACAGATCCTCATACGGCTTATCTTGCATTAAGATTTAATAGTAGACCAACTCCACAAGAGATAAGTGAATGCTCTAACAAAGTATATGGATTAAATAGAAATAATTATACAAATTATATAGTTTGTAATAATCAATTCTATGATATGATGTATATAGTTATGGATAAGATCATGAAGATTGGTGGTAAAGTACTTGTATATATTGGTACTATATCAGCTATAGATATCGTTAAAGCTTGGATTGAGGATAACTATCCTGAGTTCAAAGATGATATCGGTGTCTATACTTCAGTTATTCCTAAAGAGATTAAACAAGAGCAACTTAGTAAGACTATTATACTTTCAACAACTAAATCTGCTGGTGCCGCATTAGACATCAGAGATTTAAAAGCTACTATTATCTTGGCTGAACCATTTAAGTCAGAGATATTAGCTAAACAAACTTTAGGTCGAACTCGTAATCCTAACACTGAATGTATTGAAGTTGTAGATGATGGGTTTAGATCGATATCCAGATTTTATAATGCTAAGAAACCTATCTTTAGTAAGTATGCTACTGAGTGTAGAGAAATTAAGATTAGTCTTAATGCTTTACAGGAGAAAGCTGATGACTTATTTAAGATTAGAGAATCTGTTAAAAAGCAATATGATGCTGGATATGCAGTTATAGATTATTCTAAGGATGGGTATAAAGATGGAACCTAAAGATCTACTTATAAAAGATACCTATCTATATAAAAAGAATGGTAGATATAGGAATCTAATTAAAGCATATAAACTATATGCTGATAGTATTATTACTAATGAAGGTATAGTTATAACTAAAACATTCACTGATAGAATTAAAGAACTTAATGAAAATCTTACAGTTAATACAACTTTACCTGATCTAATAAGATTAGCTTGTTATAATTCTAAAATGAAATGCTATAGAAAACCATTCCTAGAATTTTATACTGAAATTATTAAGATGAATAATGCTCTTATTCATCTTAATAATATTCATATACTATCAGTTATTACTGAAGGAGAAGATAATGAATAATAGACCAAGAAATAAAGCTAAAGCTAATAACGATACGTGTTTACATACGTTAGAAAAATTAGAAGCAATGAATACTGAATCATTAGAAAAACTTAAGTTGATTGGTATTAATCTTCCAGAAGAGTTATTAAAAGACACTAAAGTGTCATCTTTATTAGGTGAGGAAAATGAATAGAAATAACCGCACTCGTCAGAAATGTAGGATTCTTGCAAAAAATTATGATTGTTTTATAAGATTTATTTATAATACTTTATCAGAAGAAGATAAAGAATATATTTCTAATAGAATGAAAGAGATTCTATATGAACAAGCGAAGACGAATGAGGCAAAGAGCAATTAGATTATTTAGAAGAAAGCAACCAATATATTTCTTCTTAAGATCTATGGCTGATGCTTTAGCGAATGTCAATAAATATATTCGTAATTTAAGTAAAAGTTTGGAGAGATTATAATATGAATACTATTAAATACAGATTTAAACAAATTCAAAAATTAGGTAAATTATTCGGTGAATCACATTTAACTAATATATATATATTAGTGGTAATACTAAAGATGGTACTAATATAAAATTATCTAAAACTAACTATAATCAAGAAGTGGAGGTATATACTTCTTATCATAAAGAAGATAATATCTTATATATCAAAAATAATGTATTCCGTGAAGGTAAATTAGTATGTAGATTTATAGATTATCCATGTAGTGTATACTTTAGTAAGATAAAAATATATAACAAATGCTTATTCAAAAAGTATAGAAATAATATCCTAATGTATAATATATTGGAAAATAATACTGTATATTTTGCATACTAAATATATAAATAACCATATATTATTAAGGTGATAGATCTTGATGATCTATCACCTATTTATTATTCCATAGTGTTATTTAAAGCAAAGGAGAAACATATTATGGAAACTATGAAAAATTTATTGGAAATGGAAAATGTTGAATGTATTAGTAACTTAATCAGCAAATGTAGCGATTATATTAATCGTAAAGAAAGAAATACTAATACTGAGGAAAAAGATATTCCACCAGTAGAGGAAATCGGTGCTGAAACTGTAGATATTATTGATGCTGCAGAAGAAGCAATCCAGCAGCCTCTACAAAACAAAGATGCATCTATTGCAGTTAATTTCTCTCAAATGGTTAATAAACCAAAAGAAGAAGTTAAAACTGAAGTAAATTCTGTACCACCTGAAGGTGAAACTAAAGTTAATGTATTATTCCCTAAGACTGAACACATCTTGGGAAATTATGTCGATTATGATTCTTTCATTAAAATCAAAGAATCTAATACTGACAAAGTTGTTCGTGCAGTTCGTTTATTGAATTATAAAATGAGTGATCAAAACGCAGCTGCAGCATTCGCACAATTCGTATCCGAATTCAATCCTGAATGTAATCCAAACAAACGATTACGTTATGAATTGATCCGTCATCAAGGACGTGAAAAAGATTTAGTAATTCGTCTATCCACAGTGATCGATGGTAAAACTAAATATTATGCTGACATCTATCCAGATCTAAACAAGATCGATCTTGATCATCATTTAATCAGTTCTGCAAAGAAATAATACAATTCCCCCTAGGAGTTCATTCTCCTAGGGGTTTTATTTTTTTAAGATAGCCGTTACAAATCACTAATAGATTGGGGTGAATATATTGGCTAACTTTGAAAATTATAATAAAGTAGTCGAACAAATCTTTGAACTAAACTACTATCTTACATTTAAACTGGAGGTAACGTTTAATACTATACATAAGAAGATTAATACTGAGATTAAGGAAAACTTTCATAGTGAATACGTTGTTGGAGCTAATAAACTTACAACTAACTTAAGATATAAATACCAAATGAGATTATCTCCTAGAGGAGAGAAGATTGGTATTGTAATAGACTGGGATAACTATGATGATTTATGTACAGTTATAGAAGAAGCTATAAATATCTGTGATCCTGAGAATAAGATGTCTCCATTTAAGAGACTATATTCTACTACAGGAGATCTATTAGATATTAAATGTGATAGTCTTAAAGTAAGATATCTTCATTTAGAAGATAGATGGAATAATAAAGTAGATTTGATTCCATTTGTTTTAGTTGATGATAATCGTGGTACTCTTACAGAAGCAATGAGATTTAGATTCAATAATGATCTAACTTTCGATGTACCAGTATCTCGTCTTAAAGGATTCAGAAGATTCCTTATGACATATAATCCTGTATTACATGCTGGAGCAATGGCTAGATATATGGCAATGACTCCACTTCTTGGTAGTAATAGACAGAATATGTTGAGGTGATAGTATGGATATTAAAAGAGCTAGAGAGTTAATTAGACAATCTAATATTAGTTATACTTCATATAGAATTAATCCAGATGGATCAACTACTATTGAGCATCAAATAACTAATGAAGACTATGAAGATATACTTCTTAATAGTTTATTTGTATTAAGACAGTAAAAGATAGAGAAGGAGTTTGAAACTCCTTCTCCTATTTATTTTTTTATACTGTATACATAATCGGTTGGTTAGTGTTAGCTGGGTTAACATAGTTATCTCTTAAAAACTCAATAATCTCTTGACGTCGTTGAGCTTGAGATTCTAATGAAGATAACTTCAAGTCAATATTAGCATATACTGTTTCAATACCATCATAGTGTTTAAGGTATTCAAATAAGAATGTAGCTACATCAGCTTGAGCTAACTGTTCAAATGTCTCCATCTTAGTTGGTTCAATAGTCATTAAATTTTCTGGATGCTTAACGAATACACCAATATAGACATTAGATAGCAAGTTATCTGTATTACCACCAACAGCCATTTCAAGTTTAACCATATTAGGTGGAATGAAATCTAGATAGATACCATTATTGAATAATGAACTTACGTCAGCATAGTTTTGAGCAAGCATGATACTATCAGTATCCATAGATCTTGCTAATACATTATAGATACCATATCCAGAGTATTGTTGTAAACCAGCTGTTTCATTATTAGTATCAGACCATAAGATATCTTTAACCCCAAGAATCTCATAGTTATCTGGTATTTGACGATCTAATAAATAATATCCATCTTTCTTATCTTCTGGTTTAAGTTGTACTTTAACCATATGAGGAAAGAAACGACTAAATGTAGTTAATGTATCTGGTTTGATTACTTTATCAGCCCAGTGTTCTTTTTGGAGTTCTTCAGGTAAGTTCAAAGGAGCTGTACCTAAACGTCTCTCTATTTTATTTACAACGTCTGTCATTCTATTAAACATAATTTCAGACTCCTTTTTAAAAAGTACATTTTATTGATATATTATTATGTTGAGGAGGAAAGATATGAACAGATTTGACGTAATAGAATTAGCTCAACAAACACTCACATTCGTATATAATACATTTAATGGAAAGATAAATACACTAGATCCATATACTAGATTAAACTTTGTATCTGGATATTTAGACACTAAAACTAATATAGCTAGGACTACACCATATGGTTGTATTTATGTAAGCTTAGAAGCTTTTGCTGATACTGTAGAACGACAAGGATTTATTGATACAGACCAAATTAGAAACTTAGCATTGGAAATTATTATCCATGAATTAACTCATGTAGACCAATTGATTGATTATAAATATATTAAGTTCAATAATGGTTATAGAGAAGAAGTTGAACTCAAATGTGTTAAACAATCTTGTCAATGGATATTAGATAATATCCAATATATTAGATCTCTTGGATTAGTTGTAATACCAGAAGTATATCAAGCTAGATTAGCTAACTTAGGTAATGTTATATATACCCCTAAATATCCAATAGCTATTGCTATGGCTAAACTAGAATATATGCTAGGTAGAAAGTTTAGAGAGTTTAGCAATAATAATATTGAGATTCAATATATTGATAGATTGAAGACTCATTATAGTTTTATGGTATGTGAAAACAGATCTTATATTAACTCTAGAAATCTTAATGATCTAGGTGAACGTCTATTAAATGATAAACAATATATAGTTGAGTATTTAGAATATGGTAATTCTAAATTAGTAATAAAAATTACCCAAGGAGCTTAGACTCCTTGGGTTGTTTTATTTTTTTTCTTAATATTGGTTTTTAGCCCATTCCATGATTTCATCTTTGATATATTTTTCAGGAGACATAATCAAAGATGCACCACTTTCATCGAATAAACGTACATCACCGTTTTCTAATACAGTCATACCACGTTTACTGAATTCCATTACATCAGAGATTAAATCTACATTTGCAGATTCAGATTGGATGTAGCTGATTACTGCTGGATTATTGATTGGAATAATACGACCTTCATAACCTTCTTTAACTACAACTTCATTGTTGTCTTCCATACTAGCAGATTCTTTAATTAAACCTGTGGTGTATGCACGTTTATGAGATGGATAGATTACACGGTCCCATGTAATAATCTTTAAGTTCTTTACATAGTTTTTACCACCAACATTTTCTAATGCACCTAATGCACGAAGACTGAAGCTTGGTTTTTCACCATCTAAGAGATCTTCATTGAAGTCACGACCAGCTTGGTTATTTGTACCAGTATAACGACCAAGAACTAGGTTACCATCAACTTTAATATCAAGATATTTAACTACTACCATAGCTGGATCAATTGTAGATTGGCGTTCAACTTTATCACTCATAGGGTGACCTTGTTCGCCTTTCATATTACCAGTACGGATAAGTTCTTGTGTACGCTCACACGCAATTTGAGCTTTAAGATCAGATGTTGCATAACAACGGCGGTTACGATTAATTGTATCACCATCCTGAAGGATACCTTCAGCAACAGGTTTGTTGTTGATACTTTCAACAAGTCTAGATTCACCAACCGTCATTGGAGCTTCATGTATAATAAATGGAATATTCATTTTACCCTCCAAGATTAAATAATATAGTATTACATTTATGTTAATCAACCCCAGTTTTAGCTGAATATAATGTTTAATATTTGAACTTATTAATAATAAACATAAGTCTTAGACAAAAGGAGAAATGCGTAAATGATTACGAATATTAGAAAACGGCAACTCGAATTGAATAAGATACGTAAGACTTCGGATGATTATGCCGGTCTATATAGTATCGTATCAGAGAATCATAATATGACTCAAGCTGATACTGTATTTAAACACATATTAGAGTTAGATTCTAATATTGATACTGCGATCATGAAATCTGTAGACTTATTATTGGAATTATATAAAGATAATGATCCAGTAGTAGTCAACAAGCATCGTCAGAAAGTATTAGAGTCGATTACTAAAGTACGTGATGCAAATCAATTCAAAAATTATCTTCAACGTAAGATGGCTCTCCATAAGGGAAGAGTTAAAAACAAAGTAGCTAATGCTGTTGAAAAAATCCATAGCGATGTTAAAGATCAACTTAAGAAAGCTGCTGGTAATATTGCTTCTTTAGTTCCATCAGCTGGTGGCTCTGAGGGAGGAGAAGGGCAAGCTGCTCAACAAGAAACTTTAGATATGATGTATAAAGTAGCATGCGAGAATGTAACTTATGATCGTATTATTAAAAACTATGATAAGATTAGTAGACGTTTTGATTTCGATAAGATTGTAATTGAAAACGTATTGACTAAAAAAGATGCAGTTAAAGAAACTACAACAATCTGTAAGCTAATTGATACTTATGATATGCCAGCCATTAGTAAGTTCAAAGTAGCTACAGAAAACTATCTTTTTGTCTTAAGTAAGAATGCTTGTCCATATGATACTATTGGTATTATGGAAGCAGCAGCTGATTACTTCTTGGTTAATGCTGAAGATAAATTTAAATATGCTGAAGCATTAGAATCTACTCTAACTGATATGGCTAACTATAATCCATTTGGTTCTAGTGATATTGCTAAGATTGTAGATAAAGTTAATAAACCTAAAGATATGGATCCTGATGAAGTTATTGATTTTAGAGATGGTAAGATGGAAGCATACATTGCTAAATTCAAATTCGATCCAACTCATGAAAACTTTGTTAAGCTTATTGAAGTGCTTCCAAATGAAGTAGGTATTGAAACTTATATCAATAATATGGATATGATCTTCGATGCATTGAGTATGATCAATAGTGATACCACACAATACTATATTACATTAGTTAAAATCAATGAAGCATTACTTTCTTGCTGTACTCTAAAGATAAAACCTTTATTGATTAAGTCTTTACTTACTACATATGAAAAGTATGCTAATAAGATTGATAAAGATGTTGTAGAAAGAATGAGACTCTTAATAGATAATATTGATGAATCTATTGAAGAAAGCAATCTATATACTCTACCAGCTAAGCTAGATATCTTATTTGAATCCATGAGATCTTTATCTGAGAAAGATATTACATCTCTTATTAGTGAATCATTTGATAGATACTCTTTAGATGATATTGATGGTATTACTCAATTAGCTAATATGGAAGCATCTATTATTCCTCACAGTAAGTTTGATCATATCTTAAAAGAAAAACTTAAGAGTGCTAGACGTAAACGCCATAAGGATCTTAAAGATTATCAAAAGATTGATTGTATTAAAGATAATATTGAAAAGCTTAATGAATCTGAACCAGAAGAATATAGTGATGGTTCTTTAGATGAAGCTATTATTCAAACTAAAGTACAAGAAGCCTGTGCTAATCTATTATATGATTTCACTCACTATCCTACTACTTTAAAAGAAATGAATATCATCAATACTATTTCTATGGCATCTGAAAAAGTTAAAGCTAAAATTAGTGATGTATCTTCTGATATCTCTAATGTAAGTAGACAATTCGATGCTCAAATGGATCAACTTAAAGGTGTAATTAATACTAAAGACTTAGAATCTGAAAATAGAGAAGCAGTTATTGCTGGTAAAATCTTACCTAAAGCAAGTCGTATTGTTAAACTAGCTATTGCTGCTGGTGTAGGCTACCTAATCAATCCAGCAATTTCTGTAATTGTAGTCCTAGGATATCTTGGATTATCTATGGATACTCAATCTAAAGAACGTCGTAAAGTTTTAGAAGAAATTGAATTGGAATTAGAAATGACTAACCGTTATCTAAAGAAAGCTGAAGATGATGGTAGTCTAGAAAAACAAAGAGAACTTCTTAAGATTAAGAAGAAACTTGAAAGTCAAAAAGCTAGACTCATGTATAATATGGCATTTAAACATGGTGAAGCCCTACCTAGTAAAGGTAGAGATGATGATTAATAAGGAGATATATAATGAGTCTTAATGATTTCCTAGCAGAGCTCAAAGAGCAAGTCATCTATATGGAAGCAGATGACGATAAAAAGAAAAAAGAAGATAAGAAAGAGGACAAAAAAGAAGACGATAAGAAGTCTGATGATAAAAAAGAAGAAACACCTCCACCTCCAGCAGGAGATGGGGGAGATCCTCTTCAATCTAATGATGATAATACAGATGATGCTCCTGAAGATTTAGGAGCTGGTGATCCTGATGCGGATGGTGATGGCACTGATGAAGATCCTGAAGATCTAAGTGGTGGCGATGATCCAGCTGATGATGAACCAGGAGACGATCCAGAAGATCAACCTGAAGAACCTGATATGGATGCACCTGATGATGAAGGAGATGATACTCCAGATGCAGGTGATGATGATCCATTAGCTGGTGGTGATGATAATCCTGACGATGCTCCAGAAGATTTAGAAGATGGAGCTCCAGATGATGGTGATGATGGACAGCCTGAAGAACCTGATATGGATACACCTGATGATGGAGGAGATGATACTCCAGATGCAGGTGGAGATGATGGAGATATGGAACCTGATGACTTAAGTGGAGGAGACGATGGTGGCTCTGATGCTGGTGGTGATGATGGGGATATGGAACCTGACGATCTAAGTGATGGAGGAGACGGCGGTGATAGTGGTGATGATACACCTGACGCTGGAGACTCTGAAGATGGATCTGATGGTGGTGATTCTGGAGATTCTAGTGATGGTGGTTCAGAAGGAGAAATCGAAGGTATTGAAAATGAAATCTTTGAAGATCTATCTGATGAACAGAAAGCTATCCGTACTAAAGAATTAAAAGATAGATTTATTGAGCTTTATAATGTAACCTTAGCTTTCAAAGAGAAAGTAGATTACGTTAAGAAGAACTCTGATAATATGAAAGTTATCACTAAGGTATCTAAATCTCTAGATAAGCTATCTGATATGATCTCTTATTATATTACTAAGACATTCAATACTAAATCTTATATTGAAAACAAATCAGACTTCTATTATTGTCTTTGGGTTCTAGATAGATTGAATGAATTAATGAGTACTTTAGCCCCTAAAGAACCTATGAAAAAGTAAACTGTATACTCTTGTGCAGTATAACAATATAGTAAATATTTTGGTGTCCCTATAGATACCTAATATAATCAAAATACAAAAAATAAATTTATAATCTCGAAAGGAGAAAGATTATGCCAGTTGTAGGTGAATCTAAACAAGACAACGTGGTATTTGGTCGTGGTTATAACACTTCCAGTACTCGTCAATATGCTTCTGCTATTCGTGAAATGGCAGAAAATATCCGTCAAGAGACAGGTGCTGAATTCTATACAGAAATGAGCCGTGTAATGATGTCTCCTGAATCCAATGAAACTATGCGTGATTTCTTCGTATCTGAATCCGCTGATATGGAAGAATACCAAGCTCTTGGTAACCCAGGTGGTTATCAAGACCATATGGCTATGATGGAAGCTCAATACGAAAATGACCGTTCCAAATTATTGGAAAGTGCAACTCTTGGTGCATACAACCCAGTTATGGGCTTAGTATTCCCATTGCACAAAAATCTTTTAATGAACAACGTATTCGATAAAGGTGCTATCAACAAAGCTGTTGCTAAAACTCCTAAATTCACATTGACTATGAAGATCCGCAAAATGGTTACTCCAGATGGTCGTGAAATCGATATGTTCACTGAACAAAATAAAATGTTTGGTGCTATTCTTGCGACAGCTCCAACTCATCATTTGTTGGTAGATCTTCCTTTGGCTCCAACTGACACAGGTGCTCAAGACAAAATCCGTAAAGCAGTATTTGGTCCTCAAGGTTTGATCCAAAATATCGATAACTTCTCTATCGAATCTGCAGTAACTCATATCGTAGTTAATGCTATTCCAAAAGCTGGTTATATGAAACCTAATGCTACTGGTGATGCTGTTGAACCTGTAACAGCTGCTGAAATTACTGCTGGTACAGCTATCGACGTTGCAGTACCTATTCAAGAATGCCGCTTCGAACCAGGCTATGGCGAAATTGACCGTCAAATGATGACTGCTTTCTCCGTAACTGTTGAACAAACTGCAGGTACTCCTAAAACTATCTCTGGTCATTTAGCTGGTTTCTTCAAAAATAACCAATTCATGTTGTACTGCTCCGACGCTACAATTAAAAAAGTAGTATTAGCAGTTCGTCGTGAAACAAGTTCCGCTATGCACAACACTGTAAGCGTTAAATGGGATTCCCAAACTAACATCGTTGAAATTCCTGATGCTTACCCAATCAATACTACAATCAGCCCTGAAGAAGTAAAAGATATTCAAGCTCTTTATAATGAAGATCAATTGACTAATATCCTTTCCTTGTTCAAAACAGCTCTTGGTAACTTCAAAGATGACAAAATCCATGCTGAATTGGATGAATCCTTCTTACGTATGCCAGAAGCTAACCGTTTAGCTGAAGTATTTGACTTCGCTCCACCAGAAGGTTATGCATTGGATCAAGTAGAATACCGTCACAAAACATTCATGGATGCTTTGGACAACTACGCTCAATATATGATCCAAGTATTGAATGACCCTAACATCACAATTTCTGTAATTGGTAACCCTGCGATCATTCGCAAAATTACACCAACTACTTACACTTACCAAGCTCCAAGTTCCATTGGTCCTGTAGAATTAGACTTCACTCGTACAGTTGTAACTTCCGACAAACGTGTTTACAACTTCGTAAGCTCTGATAAACTACGTAACAACCAAAACTTGATCATCTTGTTAAACCCTCGTAACTCTGATCGTATTATCTATTGCATTTACGATTATCAATTGTACTTATCCAATGAAATCCGTAACGCACAAAACCCTAGCTTGCCAGCAGTTCATGCGTTCGAACGTTTCAAATTGGTAGGTTATCAACCAGTACAAGGTCGTGTAAGAATCATCAACCCAACAGGTCTTCGTACACGTTATGAAAACACTGATCCTATCGGACGTAACTTGATGAATGATTACACTACATTCATTCCTGATACTATGACAGCTTCTGGTACAGCTGGTGGTTACCCTAACGCTTCTGCTTACAGCAAAGTAAACGATGCTAAGAAAGACATCACTGCTCCAGAAAAAGTTGAATATACAAAACCATAATTTAACTAATTAGGATTCTAGCCTAGAGCCTTCATAGGCTCTAGGCATTTTCCTTTACTTTCAAGAAGGGAGTTCTAATATGAACAATTATGATTTCGGCGATTGCTTAGATATTATTGAGCAGCTTCGTACAAATCAAGACCCAGATCTTCTAAGACAGTTGAATCATGAGCTTAACTCTTTCTTTACTGGGAGTACTTGTAATACAGTATTGCTTTCTAAGAATACAGATACACCATTCTTCGGTATCTGTGTAATGCCAGTGATTAAAGATAATGATATCTATGATATTCTTTTAAATGATGCATTTGAATATAATAGTGATGATTCTAAAGCTAAAGTAAATAAGTACTATGTAGAGATTGACTTTAAACTATTCAATCCAATCTTAGACTTATCTAATAGAGAGATCTTAGCATTGATTCTACATGATATCGGTGCATTAGTTAATACATCTTCTCCTATCGATATTGCTAAAGCAGAAATCGATGTATACTTAGATAAAACTAATAGTGTTATTCGTAGAGCTAATACAGTAAACTATGCTGCATTATTAGCATTCGGATTCAAAGATCTACTTTGGAAAATCACTTCCGTTATGTTTAAAGACCATGACCTATTACTAGCTGATGACTTCTTAATTGGCTGTGGCTTTGGCATGGATCTTGAAATTGCTATCAAAAAATTAAAGAATTCTGGATATATCAATTATACTAATAGTGGTCCTAGAGATACATCTACTATTATTGCATGGTGTCTATCTGTATATAATGATGTATTATCTAATCGTATCATTACAATCAAAGGCTTACGTAAAGCAATGTCTTACACTGCTATCCGTCTAGTTAAACGTGAGATTGAACGTGTTATTACAGCACTATCCCGAATCGATGACAATTCTCTATTAGAAGCTGGTCCAATCGATTGGGCTAGAAAACAATATAGGGACACAACGAATTCTTTCAAATATAGTGCTATCAAAGATTATGAAAATGATCTCTTTGAATTCCAAATACGTTTACGTAATATTGATGAAGAAAACGATGCATTGCTATTATTGCATTCTATTAATACACGTTTATCTATCATCGATGGCGTCTTATCTGAAGACGATCTAGATGAAAAGCTTAGATCTAAATATGCTATCTTACAAGCTAAATATGTTAAGCTAAGAGAAGAGTTAGCTAAACGTGAAACTTTAAGAAGAGATTATAATCGTATCTATATCAACTATCCTGATATGGAACTACGACGCAAATAAACAAAAAAAAATAAATACCCCTAGGAGATTGAATCTCCTAGGGGATTTTTCTTAGAATAATTCAAAGATCATCGAATGACCGATCTCTAAATCTTCCACACCAGTTGGATCTACTGATCCATCGCAGAAGAACTCTAAGATTTCTTTAGAATGTAAATCATCTTCTTCTACTCCATTTGATACCTTTAAATAAAAGATATCGAAATTGATTTCGCTAATGTCACCTTCTACTTTAGCAGTCAATGTAATATAATCCCCACCAGCATCTTCTCCATAGCACTTAACTTCATATGAAGAATAATCTGTTTTGGTAACCTTCATGTTACCTTCCAATTTCGGAGCTAATGTTTTTAATACCTCTACTAATTTCATGATATGACTCCTTTCTGCCTCTTGGCTTAAAATATAAACTAATCATCATATCACACTAATAATATATGATTCTAGATATATCCTATTACAAAGATATATTATAATCTTGATTGTAGGATATTACAGTGTAGCCTACAATAGATTAATTATTATCTTATTTTATAGGAGGTAACACAAATGGCTCTTGGACAAGGCTTATTTAACCGCACTGGTGGATCCAGTCAAAAGAAATCTATTAACGTTTACTCTAACTACAGAATGACAAACTCTAAAGACATCAAAACATATGGTGGTTCTTCTATTGGATTTACATTCTGGCAAGGTACTTTGAAAATTGGTATTGCTCCATTGAAAATGGTATCTGGTCAAGACTATCCAATGCCTGATCGTGACCGTGAAGTTAGTGCATATTTGAAACACACTAAAGCTCGTATCTTAGCTCGTGAAATTCGTCGTTTCTTAGCTGGTGAATTAACTTCCGTTGGTATCACTACAGGTGCTAATACATTCCTTACAGTTACAGATGGTTCTGACTTTGGTCTAGAACAACCTGTAATTTGTATCCGTAAATTGAATAAAGATCTTTCTGCTCTAGAAGAAGAAATTATCTTTATTTGTCGTACAGACTTACACTTCTCAGTTCATAACTTTGATAAAGAAGCTTTCGATGGTGAAAAAGACTTCGATAGTTATAAGAATATGGACTTAGAAGACTTTGTTCTTGTATTGGAAGAATATGCTAAATCTATGACTAATGCATATGCTTACTCTGTACATGAAACTGCACAATATGCTGGTAGTAATACTAATGCAACTATTGAAGCAATTGCTGAAAAACTAGGTGTTAACTCTAACTCTGGTAGCAGCTTCAATAGCAATAGTAACTCTGGTGGTACTGACTTCAAACGTGCATCTTTAGATGACATGTAATATTATAGGAGATAGAGATTCACTCTATCTCCTTATTTTTTTTTGTAAGGATACTCATATGGAAGGTAAAACAGTCGCTCCTATATTTGAATATACTAGCTTATTCAATACAGACTTATCTATATATGATGTAATAAAATATGGGTTTAGAAAGTCTAAATACTTCATTGATGGTATCTTAGATCTATCTCAACTAGATATGATCTATATCTTTCAAGAACGTACAAATCCTAACCCTTTAACTGCATTATTAAAAGAAGAATACCTAGATTCTGCTGATGTTCTATTAGAAGAGATTCTTGATAAGTATGGTGATCTACTTTACTTCAATACTTATGAGACTGATCTATATAGACTATTCTATAATATCCTTGGTATCGAAGGTAAAAGTTTTAATATAGCAGTAGCTGTAGATAATGAAAATCAAGAAGTTAATCTACGATCTATGAATCTAAATATAGTAAACAAGTTACGTATATATAAGAAGAGAGAAATCCCATTAGCAGATTATGATGCTATATATACTGATAACTTATTCAAGTTAGAGCAATACTCTCCTAAAGTAGAAGGTAAACATATCTTCACTCTACGGAATGGTATTAATACTGATTATGATTATACTCTAAGTAAATATATAGTTCAAGCAAAGTTCTATGATATGTTTCCTAAGAACTTATTCTACGTTGTTGAACCATATGACAAATTAGTTAAAATTGCGAGGTAGTTATGCAAATCTATTCTAATATTGTAGATCAAGAAACTCTACATAAGCAAACTATGGCAGTGCTAGAAATCATTGCCGATTCTCTAGTTACATCTTTTGGACCTTATGGGTCTGCTACACAAATTAAGAAAGATGATATTCTTCCTAAATTTACAAAAGATGGTCATACTATCTTGAAAAATATCTACTTCAATGGTACTCTAGAAATGAGTATCCGTGAAGTATTAGAAGACTTAACTTCCCATGTAGTTAAGAACGTTGGTGATGGTACTACATCTGCTATCTTATTATCCCAACTTATCTATAAACGTTTAGCTACTAAATGTGAACCAAACTTAGATAACTCTAAAATCTATGATTGGCATTTGCCACCAGCTGAACTAGAACGTCAATTGAATGAATTGGTTAAACAAGCTTCTGATACAATTATGTCTCAAACTCGTGAAATCAAAACATATGAAGATATTCATAAGATCGCTCTAATCTCTACTAATAATAATGAAGAGATGGCTGAGTTAATCTCTGGTATCTATATGGAAAATGGTACTGATGTATATATTGATGTTAAACGTTCTATGGATAGTCAAGACTATATTAAAATCTTTGATGGTATGACTATTGACTCTGGTTATGCTGATAAAGTATTTGTAACTAATGAAGCTGATTCTTCTGCTGAAATCAATGCTCCTAAGATTTATTTCTTTGAGTCTCCTATTGATACTCCAGAAATGATTAACTTCTTCTCCTCTATCATTTACCATAATATCATGGAACCTTTAAAAGATCGTCGTGAATTAACTCCTACAGTTATCATGTGTCCTAAAGTATCAAGTGATATTGCAGCTATTATGGATCCATTGGTTAAGACAATGATGAATGCTAAAGCTAATAACTTTAATATTCCTTTCTGTCTTGTAACTGATATCTATAAGCCTGAAATTCTTATGGACTTAGCTAACTTATGTGAAGCTCGTACTATTCGTAAGTATATTAATCTTGAACAACAAGAAAAAGACCAAGCTAATGGTGATGCTCCAACTGTAGATACAGTTGTAGATTGGTGTGGTACTGCAGATGCAGTCGTTGCAGGTTATAATAAAACTAAAATTATTAACCCTAAACTCATGTACGAAGAAGGTACCACTGAATTCTCTGCTTTCTATAAAGCTATCATTAATAACTTGGAAATGCAATTAGATCAAGCTAAACAAGATGGTAAGAATCTAAATGATATTGGTAACTTACGTCGCCGTATCCATAGCATGAAAGCTAATATGGTTGACTTATATATTGGTGGTTCTACTCCAGAAGAACGTGATAATCGTTTTGACTCTGCAGAAGATGCTGTATTAAACTGTATGTCTGCTGCTGAATATGGTTATGGCTGGGGAGCTAACGTACAAGCATTCAATGTATTCAATGCTTTATATAAAAATCCTAATAGTGGTATCATTAGTGTGGTATACAACTCCTATTTAGATTTACTTGCAAAACTATATGGTTCTTCATTAGGTGAAGTACCTTCCTCATATTCTGAAGCATCTGATAAAGTAAAAGATATGATTAAAACTACTATCGAAACTGGTACTCCAATTAACTTACGTACTGGTAAAGCTGATGGTTTAGTATTATCTTCTATTAAATCAGATATAACTGTGTTAGATATTGTTGCTAATGTGGTTGGTATGCTAGTCACAACCAAGCAATTCCTTTGCCAATCACCGGCACACAATATTTATAAAGATTAATTGTCCAGAGCAAGCTTACTGGGGTAGGAATTGAATTCCTATCCTGGTAAGAACCTCATTAAGGAGAAGTTTGGATGGCTAAGTTAGAAATGACTTTAGATGAATATGGTAAATCTCCTGCGGGTAAAGGTAATGTAACTGGCTCGCAATATTTAGCTGAAGCTTATAAAACTAAATTTGAAAAAGTTATGTTAAGATACAATGGTAGAATTGATCATAACTTTTATACTGATGGTAAATCATATTTTATTCTCCTTAGAGTTCCATCTGAAGTGGTACCTAAGTTTACATATGAAGTTGTATTTAAATTCTCTCCTACTAAGATGACTGATACTCATTCTAGTACTCTAAAGAATTATAAAGTACAATTCTTTTCCAATGACCCAGCTTTTACTTTTACATATGCTTATGTATATAATGCACATGGTATATTAGTTGATGAGCTTTTAGATAAAGTTCCCGATGAAGTGCTTAAAACTAAGCCTAAAGAACGTAACCCCTATGGGGTCATTAATTTCGCTAAAATTCTATATTTCGGGTTCCTATACATACGTCAACATGGCTTCCTAGAGAAGCATTATTACTTAGAATCTAATTTAGCGATTAGAAATTCTAATGATTTCTTTAAACTAATAATGGATTGTAGCACTAAAGCACAACTCCGTCAAGAAGGAGAAAAGCAAGCTCAAGCTATAGATCCATTATTTAAACATAGATTACTTAAAAGGGGAGTTAAATCTGGTGGTAATGCTAATAAGGTAGTTAAGCATATTGGTAAGATTAAAACTGTTAATACAACAGCCGCATCAATGCAAAGCAAGAAATTAGCTAAACAACTTAAATCTAACATCAGAAAGACCAAGACTACAAAACGAATATAAAATCATATATTATAAGGGTGAAGTATTATGATATTCGTTAGTATGAGGAGGATATAATGCAGTTAACAGAAGCATTAACTAGTAAGACCGTTCGACGTAATATCGAAGAGTCAGGGGAAATATATGACAGAGAGTATTCTATACGTACTCCAGAAGTTAAAACATTCTCTACTTCAATAAAACCAGAGAATGTCATCCCACCTATTGATGATTGGCAACCATCAGAGGAAGATAAAATATTGAAGACAATTAGAGGTAAACAGATTATTGCTCCATTGTCTCAAATGCTAACTAACAATCAAGAAGAAAGTCTTATCTTTAACTCATTTGTATTGAGTATTAAGAAATGCTATTCTTCTGAAGAACGTGTAGATCACTTTACACATTATTTAAATTACTTTGAAAAGTTCTATGACACAGATCATGAGATGATTGCTATCTATGCAAGAATTAAGTTCTTGATTGATACTGATGAATCTGATGTATATGATCTAGATGCTTTCATGGCAGATATTAAACGAGATATCTTGTTTAGTACATTTGCTAGAAAAGTAAAAGCATTGAATGAAGATAACTTTATCATTCATATTAAACGTAATAAGAAGAATGGTAATGTACTTCAATATGCTAATAAACATCTTCAAGCATTAATGGAAGTAAGTATGTTTCAATTGATCTTGATTCCATTACTAATTCATTATGCTTATATTAAGAAGATTCAAAATATAGATGAGTATCTAATGAAGTTCTATGATATTCTTATTGTAGATATGCATCCAGATATTGATCTATATACAAAGTTGTCTGAAACAACTAATAGCCGTATTGTGCAAGATATGAATAAGAATATTGGTGCATGGGATAGACAATTCATTCGTTCCCGCAACAAGTTCTCTCATAGCTTTGATACAATCATTAGTATTATCATTCAAGTTATTCCAAAAGCTGTTTATAATGGTACACTATTGAATCTAATCTATGTATCCATTAAAAACAATATCAAGAATAAAGTTGTTAATGCTAAATACGAATTCGCATTCAATCAATTATCATCTGATCGTAATGAAGGTGATGATGATGACAATTCAGAATTCGATAAATTTGAAAGTCATCTCTCTAAGAAGAATGAAGCCTTATTGATTCATAATCAAGTAAACTTCAAGAATACTATGAAGCAAATTGAAGAACGATTTGGTCCATTCTCTAAAGAAGAGATTGATTATTATAAGATAGAATTGTCTAAAGGACGTAAGTCTCCTATTGTACCACATCAAAAGATGCTAGTATGCTATCTATTCTATAAGTGGTTTGGAGATCCATCTTCTTTAGGTTCTATCGATTTAACTAACTATATCAAACTTATCATTGCTGCTAAACGTATATTAGCATCTAATGGCTTATATACTATGGAAGCAATCTTATCTGGTAAGTTTGTTAAAGTAATCAAACGGGTTAATATGAATAAGAAAGAGTTAATGAAGATTACCTCTTCTAATACATATGAATCTGTTGCATCCATTTATCGAAATGAGAAGATTACTAATCTACTCGTTTCCATGCTTGCTACTATAGTATCATCTAAATTCCAAATTATTGATTTCGATAATAAGGAGAATACTGGTAAAGCATTCATCCCACAACAGGAGTTACTTAATGAGGAATTCTTGATCTATGCAAGCTTAATCAACAATGGATAATCTTTTAGGGTAAGAGAGTTTAGTCTCTCTTACCCATATATTTTATTTCAGGAGGATTAATATAATGAGATTTACATTGAAGAAAGATTTTCCAAAAGGATTCTATGAACAAATTTTTAAGAGATATTATAGATATCTCTTTGGTCCAATTGTTATCACTGGTGATATGAATACTAAATCCGTATGTTTTATATGTGGAGTATTTAAGAATGGATATAGGTATACAATGAATCTTATATTCAAAGATGATACTCTAAAGAAGATTTATTTTAACGTAACCAAGTTAGAATCTGGTACAATAATAAATCTTATGGCAGAAAAGGAAGAATTAGATGATGTATTAGAATATATCTATTCTAGTTATATTCTTAAAAATGATCTAGATCTTATTGAAGGTGAAAATAATGATTAACTTAAATGATATGCCAGAAGAATTCTATAATTTTATATTTGGTAATGTAGTTATAAAAGAGTTCTTGCCAAATATAACCGTAGAGTGTACGTATATAGATGAAGTAAAATTCTATGGTAGAATAGTTATAGATAAAGAACTAAATGAGATTGCACTTGTTAGTATTGAATATAATGAATTTGATAAATATGATCCAGATTATCCATTAGAAACTACATATAGATTAGCTAGAAGAGATAAATTTCGTATGGATAATATATTAGCCATATTCAGAGAAGCTAATAAGGAATATGGGTATAATAAAGACATTAAGGTCATTAACCTATAAGTTATCTTTAAACAAAAGAGTAAATAAGTTTTAAGTAAAAAGGAGATTTACTATGATACTAAGGGGATACTATACTCTTATTAGTACCAAGCTAAGAAAAGAGAAAACTGTATTTACTTCTGACTATAGTGGAAATAAATTCTATGTTAATAGAGATAACTTCTATGTAGTAGATACTGGAGAAGCTAAATATGCATTAGATGAAACTGATAATATAATGCGTATTATGCCTGAAGGATATATCAATGTAGATATATATGATGCTAATATTAAAGAAGCATATAATGATATCATAGAATATATGGATACAAGAGATTATACAGAAAAGCCACTAGGAGTTTAGCTCCTAGTGGTATTATTTTATTTGGAGGAAACTAAAATGGAATCAAAAGTTATACAAGCATTTAAAGGCGAAATCAATGGTATTGAAATTACTAATCAAGATATTTATTGGGAAGTAGATTATATTATAGGTGATATTGAAAGTCATTTAGATATGGAACTTCCTACAGAGTTCATTAAAGATTTTATAGAAGCATACACTGAATTATATAATAGTGTAGATACAGAATATCTGTATGATTTCAAATCTGAAATGATTGCTTCTTGGGATATGGATATAAAAGATATTAAGGATTTAAGATTTAATCTTGCATATGGATATAAAACTGATAAACTTGATAAAATCAATGAAAAATTATCCGAATGGGATAATACTTATGGTAAGAAATAAGATATAATAATTACCCCATAGGAGATTAACTCCTATGGGGATATTTTTGCAGCCTATTCTTTTTTATGGATATATATTATAGAGGTGAAATGATATATTGTTATAATGTAATTAAGAAGATAAGGAGGACAAATATCATGGAAAAACTAATTGAAACTTTAGGAAAACTTTGCGTCTATTTAGGACATACCACAATCAAACGATTAGAAGATCGTTATGTAGTTGAATCAAACTATGCTTATAATGATGGGTATTTCCAATATGATGTATGTCATTATGACAACCTAAATGCAGAAGTTGATTTAGATGGAAACATTTTATCTGCTTATCGTGATTGTGGACAAGAATTCTGGAATGGTGGAGGTGAAATGAGCGATCAAAGATCGGCAGAATTAGGTGATGATAATTGGGAATTTCCTGATAGCAAAACTTTAAAAGTAATTGTATCTAATAGAGCTAATGAAATCTTAGCATTGAAGCCTGGTGAGGAAATTACAATTACTCGTGAAGAGTGTTCCGAACATCGTCGTCAAGCAAATAAAAATAAGGAGGCATAAAAATGGAACTAACTCAATATATCGAAGGATACAATCCAGTGTTGTTAAAGAATGCATTATTTTGTTATAGAAATAAGGTTGAAATGATTAATTTTCCAATACCTGATGATATACGGATAATTGATATAAAAACGGATATTAGATCTCTTTTTAAATTGGAGAAGATGTTAAATAAACCTTTTGACAAAATCACTCTAAAAGATATTCTATTATGTCCATGTATAGTAAAAACTACAATGGTCATAAAGAATATTTATTTTAGATACTTCAATATGGATCTAGTTAATGAAATCTATTACTGGTCTAATAGAAGTGCATTAGAAATAATGAATAAATTCAAATGCACGGAAGTTAAGGCTAATAGTCTAGCAAAGTTTAATTTTGATAACTCAAAGTATCTTAATAGATATGACCCTGAAAAACCTACAATATATGTATCTAAAAATAATGTAGATACACGTCCACATTTATCTTTAGATTTTAGCATAGGGTGTATAAAGATACTTGGTACATCAGATGATCCAATTAAAGATCTTGAATTATTCTATGCTAAAAATAAAGTTAGGTTTACCGCACCTACTATTAAGAAAATTAAGAAAGCTATTAAGCGGAAAAGATTTTATAAAGATTATATAGATAAGATCAATTCATTTATGCATACACGTAAAATTACTTATGGAAAAAATAAGTATAGTTTTACTTCGGCAGGTGATGATTTCATATATATGTATTATCCGCTTAGATTAGCTTATAGAGATGATATCCCTGGAAGAAAATGGGATAAGAAGTTAGGAGTTGTGAAAACTGATGAATAAAGAATATCGTTTTAATCATATACCAGAAGTGGTATTACGCAATATTAGATTTATTAGAGATAATAATATTGATATTGGTACTGGAGATGATGTCCTAGAATGTATGATGGACATCAATCCAATCGTGCGTACTAAAATCTACGATGATTATGAATTTGCTAAAGATGTAGCAGAGCGTAGATTCGGTAGTACTATTGAAAAACTAGATTTAAGAACAGTTCTTCAAAAGTGTATAACACGTCCATATAATTCAATTCTAAACAATATCTATTTCAGATATTTCAATAGCGAATTGATTGATAGCCTATTTAAGTTAGGTCAATCTTCTAAGGTATTAGACTTGGCAATTAAATATGAGTGTGAATACTATACTGTAAATGCAGCTAAGACTAATATCAGACGTTATAATACTGATGCATACTATAACAAGTTTGCAGCTGATTCTAATATCATTAGCTCTCATAGAAGCTTACATGATCCACAAGTTAATGCTGTAAAATCTGCAGAATTCACTTATGATCTATTGATGGCTTCAAGAGCTGAAGAATTCAATCCAGAAATAGTGAGAGATATCTTCGTTAAATATGGATTGAAACCAAATTCTTCTAGAAATCTTTATAATAGAATCAATGATAATCTTAATCTATTCTATTATATCGAAGACTATCTTGAAGAATATCGTGAAGAAGGCAAATTTATCTATGGCACTAAAGAATATAAAATTCTTAAAGAACTTAGAAGTTCACCTCTTATGGTAGTATTAACACAGTTGACCAGAAAGAACGATTCTGGTTATATTTTAAATTCCAATCTTGAATTGGTGAAAGGGTAATAAAAATGATTACAACTAAAATTATGGAAAGCGTAAAGAATACATTTAAACGTACAGGAGAAGATCTTGAATTGACATATGAGCAATATAAAGATCAATTAACTCCAAAGGAAATCTATGACATCTGCATAAATAAAGCAGAAGTTAAAGATGAACTTCCTAAAGAAGATTTAAATGGTAATAGATTAAATCCATTTGTTCGTGATGAAGAACCTGAAGAGGTTGTAACGATTCCTAAAGACGATTATATTATCGTAGATGGTACTAAAGAAAAAGAAGAACCTGTAGTGGAAGTAAACCCTACATCTACAGTTAGACCGGCTATGGTAATTTCTACAAAAGATGATACCTTGAATTATGAATCCATTGGCTTCGCTATTGGATTTAAAAATGCTGATGCTGATGATTTATTAGCAATGGCTAATGGTAATGCTTTACGATTAGTTCCAGCATTACAATGGCTATATGGTCAAACTGATGACGAAGGAATACGTAACCGTATTGAAGAGCTTACACTAGATGTACTTTTTAATAAATAATTTAACAACGTATTAAACGGAGGTAAAAATTATGGGACCATTATTTTCTTCAGTAGCAAGAGTGGTAGCATTTACTATAAGTAAAGAAACAGGAATTGCTATTGCATCAATATTAACTAGTAGTGCAGCTGTAGTAACTGCAGTATGTACAGGAGTAGCTCAAATTATTGAAGCGAAAAATAAACACAAGAAAGACGATAAATAATGGATGTAGATAGCAAACTAAAATCACTAATTCCGAATAGCCAGTTTGCTGCTGGTAAAAAGGAATTAGTGATAAGATGTCCATATTGTGGACATACATCTTCCGCTGGGAAGAAACACATGTATATAGGCTTATCTCCAGATAAGCCTTACATGTTTAATTGCTTCAAATGTGAAGCAGGTGGATTAGTCAATAGAACCTTTTTAGATCTCTTGAATATTAGAGATGAAGAATTATTACAAGCTATTGATATCCATAATAAAGAGATGAAACAGAGTAGGAGTAATTCCTACTCTGCTAATCATATTAAACAACCTTTAGTGGCATATGATGCATTTGAGGTAGATTATAACTTATATCCAGATAAGGTAAATTATATTAATAATCGTCTTGGTACTAACTTATCAGTATCTGAGATGATGAATATGAAGATTATCTTCGATTTTTCTTTTTTTAAACGACAGATCATGAGGTATCTGGGAGCTACAGAATCTGATTTTGAAAGAATTCAAAGGGACTATGTAGGATTCCTCTCGGTCAATAATACATCGCTCTCTATGCGTTGTATTAGAGAAGTTGATAGTAAATATAGATATCTTATCTGCAAACTAGATGATAGAGATATCTATAATAAAGCTTTCTGTATACCATCATCTATTCCATATACATCGGATAGAATTACGGTACATATTACAGAAGGACAATTCGATATCTTATCAGTATATAATAATATCACCAATAGAGCTACTGGTATATACTTTGCAGTAGCTGGTAATAAGTATTCAGCTGTATTACAGTATATACTCTCTAGAGGAATATTCTATATGGATATTCATTTATACTTCGATAATGATTCAGCTGGTGAGATAGCTAGAAGACAAATAGAATACTTCATAAAGAATAATATAGCATTCTTTAGAGGATCTAGAGTCTTCTCTCATGTAAACCAAAAGAATAAAGATTTTGGAGTACCATTAAATGAAATAAAAGATTTCTGTACACAAATACTATAGCGGTATGGGCTTAAAGTCCATATCGCTTTATTTTTTTGTCTTAAACATCACATTAATAAAGGAGGTCGACTATGGGTAAATTCCTTGACACTACATATACAGCCACTATAAACTCTATATTAGAGTCCCAAACTAAACGGCTTGATAATACATTCTATACATTTACAGATAAAGCTCCTACTACATGCACTTACTATAATATCAATACTAGTAAGAGTACATTAGATGAGTCTACAAACTTAGCCTATAGCTATACTGATGGAGATTCTCCATTAAGATATAATAGAATTAAAGATACAGTTATCTTTGGTCTTGATAGAATTCAAGTTCAAATGGATGCTGGTGATTTTGGTCTTGAATCTGATACTATTGAAGGTGATGCTTATATATTACCTAACTCATTTAAACCATATCCTCAAGACTATTTTATTATTAATCATACTAATGAAGAGTATCTCTTCAAAGTTACAAGTGTATCCTTAGATACATTGCCTACTGGGGCTAATATGTATAAGATCTCTTATCGTCTAAGCTCTCATGATGGTGATAATACAGATATTGATTCCTTAGTTGTAGAATCCTATACTATGGATACAACTAATATCGGTACAAATCTATCTCTAGTAATCAAAGATGACGATTACTCTTATATTAGTAGAGTTGAAAATATCTGTCAAGATATGATTGCTTACTATAGAAGTCTCTTCTATAGTAATAAAACTCAGACTTTTATTTTTTCTTATGATGATCATAATTTCTATGACAGTTATATGATTGAGTTCATTAAACGTCATGATATTATGAATACTGGTGACTTAGACTATCTACACGTAGCCCATCAACTTCCTACTAGAGCTACATTTGCTTTAGACTATTCTAAATCTTTCTTCCATTCATTAGAAAGAAAAGATATTGGTACTATATGTAATCCATCTTGTTATGGTATGCTAGTAGAAGACAAGACATCTATCTTATACTATAGCTTAGAAAACTACTATTATATCTTCTATGATTATAAGATGGGTGACTATTGGCAAGTACCATCATTTGATGATGATACAGTAATGCGTATTAGAGATAATGAACGTTATGAAACTGATGATCTAAACTACTTTAAGAATATCGTTATTGATTACTTCAATAATAATACAGATAAGATGAATAGATTTGAAGAATTCTTACTTAAATCTCTAGAAGATTTTAACTATACTATTCCTCAACATGATATATTTTACTACGTTCCTGTGATTATTTATATCCTAGAACGTCAAGTTCAAGCTATATTAAAAAATGTATCACGTTAACATATCAGTAATCTTAATGGAGGTACTGCAATGAACAGTGAACTCGATAATTTTTTTAAAGAGCAAATCGATGAGAAAGATGCATTCGATGTAATGGTCGATGAAAATGCTTTCTTAGACTCTTTAATTGCTAAAAGAGATATCATTGATGCCATCGAAGATGGTGACGATGATGATGAAATTATGGATGATGACGATGTAGCATTGTCTTCATTATCCGATGATGATTTAGATAATCTTGCAGATGATAACGATGATTACATCGGTTATGATGAAGAAGATTATTAATATTTTAAGGAGGACTTTAACATGGCTGATGATAAAACTATCCACCAAGAGCTAGATGATGCAGCTTCTACTGTAGAAGATGTTGTTGCTGACTCCACAGCTACTGATAATGATATGGATAATACTATTGATAACATCGTTGATGCTATGGATGAAATCGAATTAGATGATGACGATGACAACACTGATATCGATTCTGTAGCAGAATTAGACGATGAAGAAATTGATATTGAAGCTGACGGTGAAGATGATGCAGCTGAAATTGAATTGCTTTCTGATATCGATCGTACTCATGATAACGATAGTAAAGATCTTGCTGATGAAATCCAAGATAATGTGGAATTGAAAGAAGCTTATGATCTTATTGATGATGATTTAATCGTTTCTGTTCAGGAGGCATATGATGAAAACTTTGAAGACTAAACTAGTTAATGTAAATTGCCGTCGTCCAATTCGTTTACGTAACCGTCTTGTACGTGGTATTTATCGTGAAGTTTTGACTGTAGAAGAAATTGCTGATTGCATTTCCCAACAAGCTACAGTATATGAAATCTTACCTACTGGCGATACAGTAGTATTAGATTTCACTAACTATAACGTACCAGCTGTTCCTACTATTTCCGAAGAAGAAGCTGCAAAAGCTCAAGCTGAGGAAGAAGCTCGTAAAGCTGCTGAAGCTAAAGCAGCAGCTGAAGAAGCTAAGAAAAAAGAAAAAGAAGCAGCTGACACTTCTAAAGCTAAAGAAGAAAAACCTACTGCTGCTCCAGTAAAAGAAGAAGAAATTGTTGAAGATGCTGAAGAAAAAGTATCTGAAGCTAAAAAAGCAGCAAAAGAAAAAAAATAAGATAATTACCTCCCATAGGATCTTAGAATCCTATGGGAGATATTAAGCTTATAATTTTTTTCTCTTACCATAGATTCTTATATGAATGAATCTATATAAGTGATGAGCATATCTTCCTAACAAGAAGATACATAGTAATTTAATGAAGTTACCAAATAGCATTGCTGTTGTTGCAGTATTGATATTATTGGTAGTATTCATTACTAGATAGTATAACCATCTAACCATAAAGTGTGGATCTACTACAGAACCACATATGATGATCAATGTAAGTAATAATACTATATAGTATATCACTAATGTTGGTCTAAACTCCTTGTTTAATAACTTAATTTCCTTAATTGAAAATAGCATGATATAACCTCCTATCTATAAATAACTATATCATTATATCATGTCTATAATATATCACTCTAGAGGTATTTATGAAGATTTATTATCAAATGTCTACAAGAAATACTAGCTTCTTAAAGATGCATCAGTATTTAAAGGCAATTGGGATAAAGAATAATAAATTCATGCTTGCACTCCTAGATCCTGACCTTGCTGGTATAGATCCACATGATCCAAATTTAAGTACTTACTATAAAAGTAAGGTCTTAGCTGAGTGTATGGTAAACTTCTGGTACTTCGCTCGTGAAGTAGTACGTGTACCAGACCAAGGTGGTAGCGGTAAAGGTATTCCATTAGAACTACATCGTGGCAATATGGCATTATTCTTCTGCTCCATCTATAATATGAATATATTCTTGGAACTCCCTCGTCAGCACGGTAAGACATTATCAGCTGACGTAAGATATTTACACTTATTTAACTTTGGTACATCTAACTCCACTATTGCATTTATGCATAAAGCCTTAGAAGGATCCAAAGATAACTTACAAACTCTTAAAAACTTACGTGAATGCTTACCTCCATATTTACGTATGGACCAAACATTTACAAGAGATGGTAAGAATGCTAAAGTATCAGATACAGTATTGAGACTTGAGCATGCTGTTAATAGAAATAAGATTATCACTGTAGCATCTGCTCGTAATAAGACAGCTGCACAAAACACATTACGTGGTAAATCTATTCCTTTATTATGGGGTGACGAATGGGGATTTGCACCATATAATGAAATCATTTATCTTAACACAGTTCCTGCATTCAAGAGAGCTGCAGATAATGCTAGAGCAAATGGTGCACCTTATGGTATCCTATTTACTACAACCCCTGGATTCTTAACATCTACTGAAGGTGTCTTCGCATATCAAATGAAAGAAGATGCTGTTCCATTTGCTGAATCTTGGTATGATAAATCATATCAACAGATAATGGATATAATGAATTCTAATACCAAATCTACATTTGTCTATATCAAGTTTAGTTATGCTCAACTTGGTAAGTCTGAAGAATGGTTTAAAGAAATCTGTAGAACTATGAATAACCGTTGGGAAGACATTCGTCGTGAAGTACTTCTTGAATGGTCTCAAGGTTCTGAAAACTCTCCATTTACTTTAGATGAATTAGAAACCGTATCTCGTTTAACTAAAGATCCTGATACTACAATTGAAGTACTAGGCGGTAAATTCCAAGTTAACTTATATGGTAAGATAGACTATGCTAGAAATGGTAAACCTATAGATCCTCCAATAATGGGGGTTGACGTATCTGGCGGTTATAGACGAGATAGTTCTGCTATTACTATTATTGATAGTAAGACTACTAAAGTTATTGGTACGTTTAAATGTAACTATATTAGTCAAATTGAGTTGGCTAAGATTATAGTTGAATTGACACAAAAGTATATGCCAAACGTTGTAATAAACGTGGAAAGAAATGGTGGCTTCGGAGCGTCAGTCATAGCATTACTTAAAAAAGCAGGCATCTCTAAGAACTTATATTTCGAGCATAAAGAAAAGATACTCGAGGAACGTTTTGAAGGACCTGGGGCAATTAAGAAGACTAAAGCTTTAGTTAAAGTATTTGGTCTTGATTCAACTAAGAATGTACGTGAACTCTTAATGGAAATCTTAAGAGAACGTATGGATAATCATAAAGATAAGTTTGTTACTAGACAACTTTATGATGAATTTATTGGTTTAGAAGTTAAACGTAATGGTAAGATTGAGCATTCTACTAATACTCATGATGATTTAACTTTCTCTTATCTCATGGCATTATATGTATGGTATGAAGGTAAGAATCTTAAAGAAAACTTTGGTATTACAAAGCAAGGTCTTAAGACTGATAATGATATAGATGATATTGTATTTGATGTCGGTGTAGAAACAGTAGATATCTATGATGAAATCTATCAAGTACAACAAGATATGAATAAAGATAATCCTGATGAAGTTAGTCCTATGGATAAATATAAAGCCATGGTTAAAGCTCACGGGATTACTTATCAGGAATGGGAGAAAGCTGAGAGAGAAAAGGAAGATGCTTTATTAAGAGAAGCATTTAGAGATCCTGAATTCTTGAAAGCTTATGCATATAAATATAATATGACTAAAGATGCTATAGATCAGATCCGTAATGATACTGAAGGGGAATTAAATCCATCAGCATTTACTTCTATCTATAATTTAGATGATCCAAATGTCAAGAGTCATATATCTGGTAATCTTGCAAAATTTTATGATAAAGTTTAAAAATTATTTATCTAGTTACAATATAGTAAATTTATACAAATTTATTTTTTGTAAGGAGGAGCTATGTTCGGATATAGTACAGCCAGTGGCTATGAGTTAGCCAATGAGCATCAGTTATCTGAAATCTTAGCAAATTTTAGTAGTGATTATATTTACGATGTGATCTCAGATCAAATCGATAAGCGTTACGAATTTGCTATTATACCAAAACCTAATATAGTAAACACATTTAAATCTAATTTTGATAATATCCGTGCAAACTTCCCAATGGATGTCGAAAATACTAATGCAGTAGAAGAAGACACATATCGGAATATCATTGATATTATCTGTAACTCATGTAATATGTCATTCGATACTACAACGGATGATAATATTTATCTTGCTGCAGCTACATTATATGACTTCTTAGTCTGTAGCTTCAATAAGCATATGGTTGATTTCGTTATCGGATTAATCATTAAAGAGCAAGACTCTATTTATTCTGCTTTAGAGTTAGAAGAATCTAAGAAGAATAAAGATAGTTCTACTATCTACAATCGTAAGACTATGGAGAATACTAAGTTAGCTGTAATTAATGCTAACTTACCACAAGTTCTTCAATATGTCGCTACATTAGATATCAATATGATGGATCTTCTTCAAAGTTGTTATCAACAACCTATGGTTGATTTGATTGTAAATAACTTTGGTGAAAATATTAATATCTATAATGACTTTATGAAAGTTATCTTATCTAATGAAAACTTCTTACCTGAGTATATTACAGAGATACGTTTACGTATCCAAGGGTTAGGTTAATCATGGAAAAGAAAGAACCTACATTAACGAGAGATTTTACTAGACCAGTTTATCGTCCAAATACAAAGATAGATGAGTCTAATATGACAGAAGCTACAGCTTTTGATCATGATATTATTTTAGAAGAAGATGAGGAAGAAACTAATGGAAACAACGGCTAAACAAGACATCAACTACGTAAAGAACTTGGCTAAAGAAGCTGAGGGTTTAACTGAGACTGAAATTAAAGATTTAGAAACTGTATCTGAAGAAGATATGGCTAAATTCCCTGAAGGTGAAATCATTCAACCAATCGTCCCAGAAACTATTCCTACTGTAGAAGAAATCGAAAAGATGGAAAAAGTAGAAGTATTACCTGAGGAGGATAAGGCTGATGCCGACTTTCCCTCTAACGAAAGCGGAAGCTCGGAAGGAAATGATTCGACTATTGTGCCAAATGAAGAATCAAATGAAAGTGATGGCTCCATTGGAGATTCCGATACTACCGAAGCTACTTTGGATACATCGGAATTGGAAGAAATTATAAATAAGTTTGATGAAATTGATATCACAGTAGAAGATGTAAAACATCAAAAAGATGAATCTGATGATTTTAAAGAAGCTGAATTCTCTGATGAAGTATATGAAGATATCATCAAAGTATATAAAGAACTTCAAGAAACACCACAAGCTGATGTATTAGATTTACTCTCTGCTCAATCTAAACAAGAATTCTTAGTTCAAGCTGGTAAAGCTGGCATCAATACTAATGATAATACTATCTATAAATTCTTTATAGAAGGTTTCATTCGTGAAGTCTGTGGTAATGCTTATATGGATAAAGGTCATGATTTAGTTAATGATGCTGTAACTAAAGTTAATAACTTAGCTGAAACTAAAGAAATGTCTAAGATGTTAGAAGACTACATTGAAGAATCCTATAATAATCGTATTACCGAAATGAATCGTATTATGGATTCCACAGAAGATCAAAATGTAATTGAATCTTGTATCAATGTATTGAATGCTAATAATGATGCTAAAGAATACGGTTTCTTATATAAAGCTATGGAAGCTCGTCCATCTTACTTCAACGTTGGTAAAGCATTCAAACATCAACAACGTAACGTTGAAACTATTCATGAAGCATTAGAACGTATTAATATTAAGAATATTAACGTTGGTGTATTCATGGATGCAATCTCAGAATTCACTGGATATGAAGTTGAGTCTATTAATATCTTCTCTATCTTAATGGAAGTTATTGTTTGTACAACTAACTTTAGTGATAAGATTCAAATGATGCGTCTATATACTATGATGCTTCTCTTAGGTGGTGCTCTTCATTCTATGAAGACTAAACAAGAAGTATCTGGTATCTTCCAAGAAGTAGCATTTAACTATCAACGTCTATGTACTACTATCTCTACTGGGTTCAAAGCATATGAAAATGGTTTGAAAGCTCAAGCTGTTCAAAAATATGCACCTAAAACTAAAAAACGTAGAAAATAATTATAGACATAAGAATAATGGTTTACCCCAATGGTGAAAAACCATTGGGGTCATTATTTTATTAATTCTATTTTTTCTAGAAGGAGAAAGTATTATGCCTGATAATGAAGTACTTGGTAATACTGCTTCTCAACCTGCTGCAGAAGTACATACTGCTACTGAAACTGCAAACAAGATTGATGGTGTATTCCGAGAAAATACTGATAAAAAGGGTACTGGTACAATCACATACACTGATGGTACTGTATTAAACTTTGTTAAAAATGCTTTTGACCATACTGATGCAACAGTTAAGAAAGTATTGAAAACTGACAAATACAAATATGTATCCCCATTTGATGTAGCTAAAGCTCAAGGTAAAACCTTAGATGAACGTTGCTACGTTCCTGGTAAACTTGGTGGTTTAATGGAATCTGAAGTTCAAGAAACTGCTGTTGCTATTAAAATCACTTATGGTCCAACTGAAAACCTTACAGTAGAAGATAAACGTGCTACTGCAATTGAAGTATTAGTTGATGATGAAGGTAATCTTCATGGTGATGCTGATGACTATAATACTCTTAAAGGTTCTGGCTACTATGTAGTACAAAAACCTGAAGAGTTATTGGCTGAGCATCCAGAAATTATTAAACAATATAAAGACGCTGTTGTTCGTCTAACTAAAACTCAAATCAAAGAAGTAAAATCTGATAAAGAAGGTTTCATTGAAATCGTTTACTCCGATGATACTGTAGTTAAATTTGATAAAGCTGGTAAAATTGTTTCTGATGGTCGTTCCGCAGAACCTGAAAAACCATATGAAGATTTCGCTGATACTTTGAAAGCTAAGATCATTGAAAATCTTAATACAACTACTGTAGATGAAAACGGTAAAGAAGTTAAAGATGTTAATAAAATTGCCATCACTGACTCCAGTGAAGTTGGCACTGGTAAATATACATTTAACTTCGCTGACGGTTCTAATGTAATTGCATTGAATGGTCGTATCATCTCTGATACTCGTTCTTTCGGTCGTAGATACCAATCTGTATATACAGAAATGATCTACAAATATACCGAACTTCTTGATGTAGCAACTGACTACTTCCATGAAGATCCTGAGTTAACAGAAGCTGAACAACGTCGTGCTGCTTCTCTTAAGATTATGAACTTACCTCGTAACTTGCTTGAAAAATACACAGCTAACCGTGCTATGAAACAAGCTCGTGTAGGTCATTCTCAAAACTCTGCTAACTCTCTTGGTATCAGAACTACTACTGATCGCATCATGGAATCCTTGATGGCTCAAAAATGGTCTCCTAACGACAAATAATATCTAGAGGAAGGTCTTAATGACCTTCCTCAATATTTTTCAACATTATGGTAATTTAATATAATATTTTTACTCATGGAGGTAATTAAATGGCAATAGACAATGTAATTGACCCTACTAATTGTAATCCTTACTCTACTGCTAGTGGCGACAATAAACGTGCTTGTCCTAAAGCTAATATGGTAGACATTAAAGCTGAGATCCGTAGATCTCTATTAATCTCTTTTGTATTCTCTAATCCAGATGATAACTATAAAGTTCTTCTTTCTGAAGGTGCTAAAGAAATCTGGGAAATTGATTATGTAAAAGATGGTGAATTGAAACGTGCTGCTGGTAAAGTACGTAACTTTGAGTACTGGACTAATAAACACATTGGTCTTTCTACTTACTCTGCTAATGGTGTAATTCAACGTGATGAAAAGATCGTTGTTAAATTCGATGCTTCTATCGACTTCAAAAACCAACTTCTTTCCATTGACGTTCGTAACATCCGTGGTTTGAAACCAGCTGGTGTAATTGAAGATTCTGAATTGAGTCAAGATTCTGCAGCTAACTTCATTAAAGTATCTAAGAATGCTTACAACTTCCTTAAAGTTGCATATCCTAAAGAATACTCTACAATGACTAAATTAGACAATACTTTGAATACTGATGATACTGAATATACAGACTACATGTTTGACGGTGCATTGGCATTGAATGAATTGGCTCCATTGAATATGAAGAAAGTTAAATCTGCAAACTATATGTTTAGAGATAATCAAAACTTACGTCAAGTTCAATTGACTACATCTGATGCATTAGCATCCACAAAAGGTATGTTTGAAGGTTGTTCCAAATTGGAACAAGTTGAAATCAGTACTCATGGTGTACAAAATGCTGAAGCTATGTTTAAAGGTTGTCAAGCTTTGAAAGCATTGAAATTAGATGTGTCTTCTTTGACTACAACAAAAGAAATGTTTAAAGATACTACTGCATTAGGAACTCTTCGTTTTACTGGTAAATTGAACACTGGTCTTGATTTGACTAATTGTCCATTAGACCAAGATTCTATTGCATCTGTATTGAATTCTTTGAATGATAATGGTCCTGATGAAGATAAAGAAGTTCGTTTCAGAAATGAAACTGTTGCTGGTACATTGAAAGCTACTTTCGATGGTGCAACTACTGCAGGTTGGGTAATCTCTGGTCTTACTTTCACTGAAACTCATGCAGATAAAGAAGATGAAAACTTAGGTAAAGATTTAGTTGATGCATACGAGGATGGTAGAGACAATGGACCTACTCATGAAGAAACTCACACTGAAACTCCTAACAATTCTGAAACACATACTGAACAACCAGCTACACCTGGTACTACAGAAACTCATGAAACTTCCACCGTAACTCCAGTTGAACCTACTCATGAAGAAACACATACAGCTGAACCAACTCATGAAGAAACTCACACTGAAACTCCAGCTCCTAGTACAGAAGAACATCATGAAGCTACTCCTAGCACTGGTGAAACTACAGTAACTACTGGTACTACAGAAGAAACTCACAATGTTGAACCAGCTCATGAAGAAGCTCATACTGAAACAGCCCCTGCTACTCCAACTAGTGAATCTACAGTAACTCCAGCTCCTACTCATGAAGAAGCTCATACTGAACAACCAGTTACTACTGGTGAAACAGAAACTCATACTGCTGAACCAGCTCATGAAGAAGCTCACACTGAAGCTCCTGCAACTACAGGTGAAACTGTTGCAGTAACTCCTAGTACTTCTGAAACAACTGTAACTCCAGCTCCTGCAACTCATGAAGAAACTACTGTAGCTACTACAACTCCTGCTGCTACTCCTAGCACTGAAACTACTACAGTAACTACTCCTGAAACAGCTCCAGTAGCTGGTACTACAGAAGAAACTCACACAGCTGAACCAGCTCATGAAGAAACTCACACTGAAGCAACTCCTGCTCAACCAGCTGCTCCAGCTACTACTGGAAATACAGCTTCCTCTACAGCTACAAATTCTGAAAGTGAAGAAGAATTAGACCCTAATATGATGCTTGACGCTTATAATGAAGGTGCAAACTAATAATTTGGGAAATATTCTCAGCCCTAATTTTTCGAAACATATTAGTAGCGAGCATAATGTTTGTTCGTTAGAATAATATTTTGAAAGGAGAAATCAATAATGGCTCTTTCTATTCAAGCCCAATTGAAAAAAGTATTAGCACCTTTTGCAAAAGCAGTCGGTATTGATATCAAAAAATTAAAAGACAGTAAACAAGATAAACTTAAAGCTGGTGCTAACATCCACATTGATGAGGACGGTACTATCTCTGCTAGAGGCACCGGTGAAGCTGCCGATTTAAGTGCTTATTCTACTACTGAACAAGTTACAACTTTAATTGATGGTAAAGTTGCTGGTTTAGTTAAAACTGACGCTTTAGATACTAAATTAGCTAACTATGCTACAAATGCTGCTGTATTAACTCAATTAGAAGGTTATGCTAAAACTACAGAAGTTCAACCTAAATTGACTGCTGGTGAAGGCGTAGCTATCTCTGAAGCTGGTGTAATCAGTGCAACTGTTGCTGCTCCTGATTTGACAGGTTATGTAAAAACTGAAGCTTTGGAAACTGCTTTAGATCTTGGCGATCTTAATTTGGTTGCTGAATATGAAGCTGGTAAAACTGGTGTTGAACCAGCTGCTGCTTCTACGACAGAAACTACAACTCCTGGTGTAGCTCCACAAGCTTAATCCAATAAAATTGAATATACAATAAAGTAATACTAATGAGAGATGATCATTACGATCATCTCTCCTTTATTTAAATTTCTGAAAGGAGAAATCTAAACATGGCTGAATTTAAAAAAGCTATTGAGAAAACTCTTAAACCTTTTGCTCGTAAAGTAGGTTCTGATATTAAAGGTATTGAATCTAAAGTATTTGCTGGCAAACCAATTAACGTAGTAGAATTCGGTATTGATAATACTGGTGCTACTGATGTAACTGCAAAGTTAAATGAGCTCTTCCAAAAAGTCCATGCTGAAGACTATACTGAAGTAATCTTCCCTGACGGTACATATAAGATTTCTGGTCCAGTTAATGTAACTGCCCCAAGTGATCGTAAGAAATATGTATATATCCATGCTCAAAATAGATATAAAGCTAAAATTGAAATGCATGGTACTAGAGAACAACCCCCTGAAGGACATAGTATCTATACAGGATTCCAATTACAACCAGAAAACTTTGAAGCAACTACAACTCGTGGTTATAATGTAAGATTTGATGGATTTGTAATCGAAGGTCATGAACTTCCTGCAGATGAAACTAATCAACAAGTATCTACTTCTATTTATGCTATTGCTTCTTCACAAGAAAGTCATGATAATTTCAATATTAGTGAGTATAAGTTATATAACTTTACTTGTACTAATATGGAATTCATTAATACATATTGTACTATTAACTTAAACTATAATATTTTTGATGCTGATTTAAAAAATATCTATATTGATGGTGCAGAGTATCCATTAGATCTTAGTTCTAGTTATTCCAATAATAACTCTTTAGATAATATCACTATTAAGAACTGTAAGAATGGTACAAATGTCAGTGTTAAATGTAGTGTTAAGAATATCGATATTATTTATGATAAAGAATCTATCTTTGCTGATAATATGCCTAGTCATTCATTTAGTCCATATTTGATGTCAAATGTATCCATTAAAGGATTCTATAATCTTGCTGCGGGTATGTCTGTTCTATCAATTAGCACTCAATCAAGTACAATATCTGATATTAGATTAGATTTGAAACCTATTAGTTATGATAATGTATATCAATATGGAAGTTATGTACCTTCATTCATCGACTTCAGTCAATCTAGTTCTGAATCTGGATTGGTTAATGTATCTGATGTTACATTTGAAAAGTTTGAAGAAAACTTTGCTAGTGTATTTGAAAAAGTGCCTAAATTTGCATTCTTTAACACTAGTATTCCTTTATCGTTACATAATGTATCTGAATCTGATCATTTAAAATTCTTTACCGAAAAAGCTATAAATGTTACTTATGAAAAGTCTGGTTCTTATAATCTAAATTATAATACCAAGAATGAATCGTTCAAACCAAGACCATATCTCGGTACTGACCGTAATATAAATGGTACAGATCAAGCATTAGCTAGTACATTTGGTGCAATCTATTTAGCATCTTCTGAAGGTACTCCACTAACTGGTAAGAATAATGAAGATTATTCTGAAAACACTGCAGGTGTTAGAGGTGATATCTTTACTGAATTAGAACCAGAAAAGAATGGTCACTTTGCATATGTATCTACATATGAAAATACTACAGATTCAACTAGTTATAATAGAATAGAAGGGTCACCAATAACTTCTCTTACATATAATTCAGATGATAAGACATATACTGCTACATTTACAGAATTGCCAAAATTTAAAAATGGCACTATGGCTAATAAGATAGTTAATGTTGGAAGTATACTAGAAAATCTAGAGTCTGGATCACTTGAATTTGAAATCACTGCAGTAAATGAAGATGCTAAAACTCTTACATTAAAACCTTATGAAGAAAATAAACAAGGATATGCTTTTCCATACACTATTGATGCTACTGGTACTACTGGTGATCCTGTATTCGCAAATGGATTTAAAATAAAACCACGTAAAGTTAATCGTATGAAAAATATGACATACGTAACTGTACCAATTATTCATTCTGGAGCTACCGAAAACCGTCCAACTGAGCACTTAGTTGTTGGTCAAATGTATTTTGACACTACTGTAGGTGCACCTGTATTCTGGAATGGTACTGAATGGATCCAAGGCAATAATGGTGCTGGTTCTTCTATAGACACTTCTAATTTAGCCACTAAACAAGAATTACATGATGCTATTGCTGCAATTCCGGCAAGGTCTGGTGGTTCTGTAGATACATCTAACTTAGCTACTAAAGCTGAATTGGCTGCTATCCCAGCTAATAATGTAACTCAAGATGATAATCATTATTTTGTAACTAAATACCAAAATAAGAAACTCCAAGACTTATATAATAAAGGTGAAATGGATACTAAGTTTGCTACTAAAACTGATGTAACTAACGCAATTGCTGCTATTCCAGCTGCAACTCCTGTAGATACTTCTAACTTTGTAACTAAACAAGAACTTGATGCTACATTGAATGCAATTAATGAAAAACTTAAACAAATCCATGGAGGTAACTAATAATGCCAGATACTTCTAATGAAATTATCCAAACCTTAGAAGCTATTCATAATGATATTAAAGCTGCTAAGGATACTTTAAAAGAAAATAACGTAGCGTTGGAATCCAACGCTACTTCAACTTTAAGTACAGAGATTAATAAGATTCCTACTGCTATTAAAGAGTCTGATACTCTTATTGGATTTAATAATGGTTCAATGTCAATGAGTGGTGGCTTCTTATATAAAACCAATGAGTATAGTCTTTCTCCAGAAACAACAACTGTGATGAAAACTGAAGATGGCGTATATACTATCCCAGAAGGTAAATCATTAAATATGCCATTCATTAATAAAATCCCTTATGCTACAAATTTACCAAAAAATAATGATTATACTTTAAAATATAATGGGTATTCATATTATGAAGATTTATTTAAGCATTTATATGAAGACTATATGATCAATAATTGCATGGTTAATAATCATAATAATATAACTAGCGGAAATAAACTTAAATATTTATATATTAAAAGTATTGAAACTAATGTATATGAAGAAGATACAAAAACTTTAAATACTAGTACATTTGTTATGCCAGGTATTGTACCTAAAATATTCTTTAATGAAAAAGAAGTTAATAGAGTAAAATGTGGAACTTTTGTATTATCATTTAATTATAATATACCTGAAGTTGAATGTGGTTCTTTGGAATTAAATCTTGATACAATTCCAACTTTAGCTAATTTATTCCCATCTCAATCAGAAAATGGTAGTGGATTTGGCGATGATTCTGCTAATTATATAGCACGTCTAGAGCAAAATGAGCCATATTTAAAAATTATAATGAAAGATATTGATTTTGTATATAGATCGTTAACTTTACCAAGCTCTCAGAATGCTATTAGTTTACATTCTAGAGAAGGAGTTAGATGTAGTGGAGACCCTCAACGTAGTAAAATTGGTATATATGTAGATGATACTAAAGAAGAAAATCTTAAAAAATTAGATGATGTATATGTATTATTAAGTGTATTACGATTCTTTACAGTATATAATTTAGATGGCACTAAATGCTATAGTGCTAAAACTAAAAAATTTATACCAAAAGAAGAATATATGTCAGATAATTATCCTATTGATTATAATAATTTAGATCTTTCTCCATATCATTCATATGACGAATTTTTAGCATATAATAGAACTATGATCTATACTGATAATATTGGAGAGAATAGAACTATAAAATTTAAAAGAGAAGTATATGATACAGAGAAATTTAATTTTGACGATAAATTAAATAGATATCATATAACAGATTCAGGATTAGAAACGTCTCAACTAGATAAAGGTTCTAATGCTTTAATATTAAATCCTAATGCTGAAAAATATGAAATATATATATTTAACTATTATCCAAATATAATTTCTTTAGCATTAGGTAAGTTAAGTAAAAGTGATTATACATTCAAATTTTCTGCTGAAGATAACCTTTTAACTAGAGGATCTAATGCAGTTACAACTATGCCATTTTTGTCATCATGTTTATTAGCTGGACCATATGATACAATGGGATATGGCGTATTTACAACATTAGGTAGTGGTAATAAAATATTATTTACTAATGCTTATGTAACTTCACGTGGTTCTGAAAGTATAATGACACTATTAAATAGTACAGATTATAATAAAATTGGATTATTATTAGCTGCACCATATGATACTAAATTTATTCCTTATGCTGGTAATCCTGAAACAGATTATGCAGTTGCCGCTGAATTGGATGAATGCCCATTAGTATATAATAAGTATATTAAATCAATAACACTCACAGAAAATTCTAAAGCTTATATTACTACTCAATGGTTTAATAAGCCATATTTACTATCTTATAGATGGAATAGTACTTTAAATAAAGTATTTGCAGCAGATATTCCATCAGAGCCTATGAAGTTTATATTCCATAAAACTACTAAGCTATCTGGAATAGAAAATATGTTTGCATTAGGTATTGATACACAAGTAGCACTTGGTCCATATACAACAGATGAGTCTGCTAAATATTGGGATAAATTTATAAATATTTTAGTACCAGAAGATTATCCAGATCTAGGTACTTATGCATTTAATAAATATAGACTTCCAGTATATAATTTAGATAAGACCAAAAAATATAACTATTCTAAAAAAGCTTGGGAACCTATTACTGCATTGACTGATGATTCTACACCAACTAATGATTTATTTACTGAAGACCAAAAAGTAAATGATTTAGGTATTAGAAGTGTACAGACATTAACTGTCGAAGATGAATATTTAAATTATCATTAAAATATAATTATACCCAGAAGAGGATTAACCTCTTCTGGGTTTTCTTTTACAATATAGTAATTGAAAGGAGATTTTATTATGAAAATATCAAAAGACTTTACAGAAATGCTTAAGCAATCTTTCAGACACATTGGTTCTGATATCAATGCACAAAGACCTGCTACATTGTCTGATCAAACAAATATTACTTTTCTTAAGACTATAGAAATAGATAAGACGGTGGTTAATCAATGCCAAGGGTTTACATATGACCCAACAGTTAAGAGATTCATCTTAGGGTGCTGTAGCCAAGATAACTCTAAACAACGTATCTATGAATTAGATGCCGATATGAATATTGTTAAATTTACTGATTTTGAAGGTATGGATAAACTAGGTCATGTTAATACATTATTTATGGATGGTGAAACTATTAAAGCTACGAATGGTGCAGCTAACGGTAGTCGTGTTTATAATATTAACCGTAATGATTCTGGGGATCTTGTTTTAGGAGAATTTAGAGATTATCCTGATAAATGCTTTAATATTGGTAAAGACTTAGATGGTTCTGGTAGATATATTTCTATCGTCCCAGGTGAAGATAGTAAGTCTCGTAAAATTAGAATATATACTGATAATACCATGACTACTAAACAAGAATACATTGTGCAAGTAGATGAAACTAATCTAGACTCTAATGGTGCATATCTTAAAGGTGATACAATTATCTTTGCTGTTGCACGTAGACTTATCGAATGCCGTCTAATTGGTAATGAATTTAAAGTTATTAGAGAAATTGAAATGGAGCCATTCTGTGAAATTGAAGATTTTGTTTATGTTAATGGCGATATTTATATGTGTGCCAATTCTCATGATTACGTTCGGATTTATAAGTATTCTTCTAAAAGGTCTTATTATAATCATATCAATAATGATTATCTTAATAATGGTATTACAGTTGGTAATCAGGTAGGCTACCATGGTAGAACTACTGATGGTAATGCATTAGTTATTGCTAAAGTCAATAATAAAAACAATCTAGAGCTTGGTGATAAGAGAGCTAATACAACAGTGATCGGTAAAGAGTTTAAGCACTATAATGGTAATAACTCTTATACTGTATTAACTACAGCTCATTATAATACTGCTATCTACAATAAGGTTACTATGGATGAAAAGCTTAAAGCTCTTGATGACCGCATTAAAGCTCTTGAGGCTAAATAACAGTAACTTTATTGCCCCTAAACATTAGAGTATAAGACAATTATTACTCTATAGGAGGTCACTATGGGTATGAAAAATGTAGGAGCGTTCCTTAAAGAAGAAGGAACTTCCCTTATTTTTAAAGGGGATGGAGAACTAGTATTCTATATCCCAGAGAATTATTTTAGAAATGATGGTCATATGAAGTATGCCGAAGAAGCTGGTGAATATGTAAATACTTTAGGACTATTCTCTTATGAAGTATTTGATTCTAAAGGGAAATCAATCTATGGTATTAAACTATTCAGTCATCCAGTTCTTATATCTACTATGCCATCATCTATTGAAAAGGTAAAAGATTATATCTTAGATAAGAAGATTCCAGTTCCAGTAGATTATCGTATTCTACATTTTAAGAAAGACGATGTAGTTATAGTAAATACTGGTTCACCTGAGGATATTACCAACGTTGAAAATATGTTTAGACTATTCATGATTACTGGTAATATCCCTAATGTAATTGCATATGATAAATTACATTCATTCTTAATGGATTCTATCAAATTCAATGGTTCTTCTTTCGGTATTTCTGCACAGATGTTTGGCATCTTAGTATCTGAATTATGTAGATCTGTTAAAGATGAATCAGTTCCATTCCGTTTAGCTAAGGAAACTGATATGCATAGGTATAAACCATTATCAATTAAGATGGTACCTAAGTATATTTCTGCATTTACTTCCATTACATCAGAAAACTGGGATGATGCGGTAGTCAACTCTATTATTAATAAGAATAAAGTTGACTCTCCAATGGAAAAGATCCTTATGCAATAGCCATAATTAACATATGAATAAAAGTTTAAATAGTATCCATCTAGGATTCGTTTATAACTATTATTTAAAATCTATTAAGGAGGAAATAAAAGATTATGATTGGTACAAAAATCATTCTTGAAGACCAAAGTTATATTCCCTCTCTGAATGTAGCCGACTCTACTACAAGACCAATTGTATTTGCTGGTTTTACATCTGATAAAGGGACTGAAGAATATACTAAATGGCAAGGCGATGATTTCTTCGATCAATATGGTGAAATCTCGTTTGCTCGTCATGGTCAACCATTACTCCAAGCTGCTAACGTAATCAACAACGGTGGTATTGTTTATGCAAAACGTGTTGTTGACCCAACTTCTCGTTTAGCTATGCTAGGTGTAGTTGCTCATGTGAAAGAAATTTCTCGTCAAGAAGCTCGAATTAAAATTGATCCATTGACTGGATCTCCTATTACTAAAGCTGATGGCTCTTATGTAACAGTTGATTTATATTGGAAAGCTACTGATGTAGCATCTATTTCCGATCCAGCACAACGCCCTACATACACTAAAGAAGAAGCTGGTGTAGATGGCATTGCTGCTATGTATAAAGTATGTCAAGTTAACTACTCTGTAGAAACTTTGGCTGCTGAAGAAAACGTTCATGGTAATGACTACGTTGCTACTGCAAAAGCATTCTATGATAAATACAAAAACAAAAAAGATAACAAATTCCCATTGTTCTTGATTATGGATAATGGTCGTGGTGTATCTCAAAAGAATATTACTATTTCCTTTGATTCCACTTTGTCTCGTTCTGCACAATCTGCACGTTACGTATTGGATATCGATGAAAACAGTAATACATTAGAATCTATTGTATTCTCTTTGAATCCTTCTGAAGTTGAAGCTGGATACAACTTATTCTTTGATTCTGTAGTTAAACGTACTTCTAAGCAAGTTAAATGCTATGGTTATGAAGACCAAATGCAATTATTCTATGCTAAAGTAGCAGCTATTGCTGGCATCTCTGAAACTCGTTTACGTGAATCTGATATCATTGGTGCTCGTACTTGGAAAGGTGATGTATTCAAAACTTTTGAAGTACTAGAATCTACTAATGATGGTGTAGCGACAGTTAAACTTGATAGCTTTGCTGGTCATCCATTGACTGGTGGTTATAATGGTGATACTTTCGGTACATCTCCTATCTCTAACTATAAAGGTGTGACTGATGCTACATCTGTATATGCTACAGAAATGGCTAAAGTATACAATGGTGCTTTCAATGATGATATCTATGATATCGATAATAACCCAATTGATATTGTTGTCGATGCTAACTATCCTCATATTGTAAAACGTGCTATTGAAACACTTTGTTCTTTCCGTCAAGACGTATTCTATTTCCGTGATATGGGTACTAAAGGTCTTAGCAATCTTCTTGCAATCAAGAATGCTAAAACTTTGAATACTGGTGGTAATAACCGTTACGTTGCGACTTATTGTCAATACTTCGATATCTTCGATCCATATACTCGTAAACAAATTACAGTTACTATGGGTTATGCTATTGCTCGTTTGATTTGTATGCACTTCTCTAATGGTCGTTCCTTAGTATGTGCTGGTCAAAGCAATGGTTGGACTGTTCCAGAAATCATCGAAGGTACTTTATCTTACGTTCCTAAGATTACTCCTGCAGGTGACCAAGTTGCTGAAATGGATGATCTTCGTATTAACTTTGGTAAGTACTATAACGGTATCTTCTCTCTTGCATCCGAATATACTTCTCAAGATATCTTTACACAATTAAGCTATGCTAATAACGTATTGTCTATTCAAGAGTTGATTAAACAAATTCGTATTGCATGTCCTAAGTCCCGTTATAAATTCATTACTGGTACTGACTTTGAAGACTATAAACAAGACGTACAAGCAGTTATTAACAACAACGCTAATAAATTTGCTTCTATCTCTATTGACTTCAAATCTGATTCTGCATATGCAGCAAACAAAATTGTTTATGCAGTTATCCAAGTATCTTTCAAAGATTTCGCACAAGCTGAAATCTTCCGTATCGTTGCTATTCCAATTGCAACTACTGTTAGTGCTAATGCTTAAGGGGGATAAATAATATGGCTGGACGTACTGCTGGTGCTGTTAACTTTATCTTCGACGGCACTAAAGAAATTCGTGATTTGACACAATATGCCTTGTTCCGTGGTGTAACTGACTGGGCTAACTTACATCAATTTAACCAATTTGAATCTGGTTATGGTATGCTTATCGTTTTAACTATCCCAAACTTCTTGAAAGCTTTGGCAGATAAAAGTGATAAATACCAAAAACTTATTGATACATATGTGCATGTATTAGAATATGAATTCCGTGGCTTAGATGGCATTGATAACATGACTTCCGATACTGCAGAATTGACAAATGGTGTTAAATCCATTAACGTAATCAATAAAGTTAATAGCCAATCTGGCTCTACCTTTACTATGCGTTATTTCGAAAAATCTGGTTCTATCATGACTAAAGTTCATGAGTTGTTCTTACGTGGTGTTAAAGACCCTACAACTCAAGTTAAACATTATCATGGTCTTATTGAAGATGGTACTATCAAAGAACCTGGTTTTGACCAAGAAGTATTTAGCTTCTTATATATTGTAACTGATAATACTTTGATGAACGTTGAAAAAGCATTCTATATCGTAGCTGCTCAACCAACTAACGCTGACTTGAATATCTACAATATCGAACGTGGTGATATTGGATTCAAAGAATTGTCTGTTGAATTCTCTGGTTTCCCTATTACTAATACTATCATCAACCAAAAAGCTCAAAGCTTACTTGATTGGGTACGTAAAGGTACAATTTGGGATGAATCTGAAATGACTTACTCTGGTGTAACTCACATGAAACCATATAGTAATATCCTTACTCCTAATGGTGAAGGTAACACTGGTAAAGGCGTTTCTTATACTGGTTAATAGATTTTAATAATAGAATAAACAACAGTGGACTAGGAGTTAATCTCCTAGTCCATTTATTCTTTTTATTTTTGTAACAATATATTGACTGCGTATGAGGATTTAATGAAGATAATTAGACACAAAACTCCTATATAATACCTACTAATAAAAATTTCTATACATGCTTCGTGAACAAAACTCATCATACAAATCAAAATCCTACGCTTGATTAACGTTTAATAATATATACATGGGAACTCCGATTTTGGACGAATAGATCAAAATTCTTCCATCAGGGGATGGATGGAAGACCTCTCTTCTCAAATTGCAATCTGCTAAAATCACATGAACGGACTTCCTCATGCGTAGTCATTCTTTCTTTGCTGCTGTGGGCAAAGTTAGTTTTCACCTTATCCAAATAAAAATAAACAACTTATGGTCATAGGCTTTAATAGCCTATGACCGTATTTTGTTGTATTAGTAACCACCGTCACCTTGATCTTGTTGTGTATTAGCAGCATATTCAATCTTAGTTGCTTCTTTAACACGCATAATCATTTCCATATCAATATAACTTTCAAGCATTTTACCTTTTAAGTTATTGAAGAAGATTTGTTTAGCGTTATCATCTAAATCATCAGAGAATGCTTCCATTGCAGCTTGTGCTACATCATTAGCATTTTGAATAATTTGGTTAGTATTAGTAAGATTCAAGAACATCGGAGTTGGTAAGTTAACTTTAATAACCGCTGTTGGATTATTAAACTCACCTCTATAGAGTTTAGTCATAATAGATGATAAGAATCTATTAGCTACAGTTTGTCTATTATAGATTTTCTTTAAGAATCTACTATTGGACATGGATGCTTGGATAGCATAGTCCATAGATTGTCTTGCTTGTACTATTTCAAATGGTACATCAGTACTATTGACTGCCATTGATTGGAGTTTTTCCATCAAGTCAGTTTGTGGGTCAATTTGTTGACCTTGCATAACTTCAAACTGTACTGGTGCATTACCACTATTGTCAGTTGGAATAACAAAGTCATTGAATCGACCTAGGATATTCAATACATTCTTCATAGATTCTAATTGACGCATATTGAAGTTTTGACGTTTCAATTGATCAATAGTAGTTAATAGAATCTTAGAGATATTTGTATCAATACCAGATTGTTTTACATAGTATACACGACGGTCTTGCGCACGAGTCATTGCTCCAATAGTATTGGTAATATATAGACCAATGAATAACTTAGCTGGTATCATAGACTTATATAAGTCAGAGATACCACGATATGTATCAGGATCTAATTTATAATAGCAATGAACTACATCATCAGGTGGTAAGAAAGTTACATTATATTTATTCTTCTTACCTGCTTGAAGATCATGTTTTAATACCATATAGATCTCTTTAGATAGATCTTTATTAAGTTTAATAAACTTAGTATCAATAGCCGCAGATAACTTACTAGCTACAGTCTTAACAATGCTATCAGAGATAACAGCAGAGTTCTTTGTAGCTTCTAGATCAGTAGCTACATTGATACCTAAAGCATTTACTGGTGTAGTTGTATCACTAACTGGGAAATCATCTTCTAAACCAAATACACTATCGTTTTCAAGATAAGCATATCCTAGAATAAGATCTTCAATTCTAACTGGAATAATTTTATAACGATTAAGTTCTTTAAAGATACATCCATTTAGACCCCAGTCATCTTTAGTATTAATTCTATCTTGACCAGCTACAATTAAACCATTGCTTGTAGTATCATCATAGAATGGACTAGCATCTAATTTATCATTAGCTACTAGAGATACTGTACTTGTTGTAGCTTCATTGAAGTTTAATGCAGATTCTCTAATATGTTTAAGTCTATTAGCTGCAGTCTCATGAGCTACAATCTCTTTAGATAGAGCATTACTCATATTGAATGAGAATTCAACATCTAAAGATTGTTCTTTTTTATTAATATTTCTAACAAATACATCTCCACTTTCTTTTAATGTAGGGGAGATTTTAAGAATACCAGATTCAGTTAGACTCATAGACTCTTTTTGTGTAGTTATGAACTTATTTTCTGGATTATCTAATAGCTTTTTAATAGCTCTTTCATATGGTACGATATAATAGAATCGTTCACCATACTTAGAAGTATTATAAATAATATCTTGGAACTTGATAAGCAAGTCATACTTGTCTTTAAGTATCTTAATATTGTTATAGAATACTTCTTTATCACTTTCTACAGAGACATTCTCATCAGAGATGAAGATAAAGTCTTTGGAGAAGTGGTCAGATGAGATTACATTATCACATAGTACACCTAATGCATCTTCAAGCATAGGCATATATTTACAGATCATGTCAATCTCTGCATCGAATAACCGTAAGCTACGATTATTAAAGAAAGCATTATAAGTACTACCGTCATTATTTAAGTCTTTGAATAGATTATCAAAACCATCTACAATTTTTGGATCATTCTGATATTCCATAGACTTAGCATATAGAGTGCTAATAGAAGATAGACCTGTAGAGTAGTTAATATCATTAATAATCTTACCCATAGAATCATTGATTCTATCAGTAAGATGATTTAGTTCGCTATCACTATCTGGTGGTGTATAATATGTACGACCGTATAGATTAGCAAGACCTTTACGGATACTACTAAGTAACCCATCTTGCTTTTTTACGTTTTTATCTTCAGCCATTATCGTTCCTCCTTTGATTATTTAAATGTTTTCCGTATGCTAAATAAACGAATCTGGCTATAGAGATTGATTCTCTATAGCCAAACCCCCTAGTAAGGTAAGAATAACATTGACTGATTAACAATGATACCATTACGTTTAGTTATTTTAAATCTAAGAATATTAAAGTTCTTATTAGGTGCATTATATACTGTAGCTACTACATGATCAGATTTCAATGTAGGTATAGCTGATTTAGGTATATCAATCATATATCCACCTATATTGATTCTAAATGCTCCAGTAGATGCACTACCAGCCATAAGTTCATTATAACAATCTGTATTATGAAACTCATCAGTTCTAGCAATGATGTTATCATCTATTTGATATTCTCTTAGACTATTCATACATGCTTTAACATATTCAGCATCCCAATTGAATACAGATATCACTGGTTTATGAATAGCTATCTCTGGATTCTCTATAGATGGCTCTAGTTGAGTAATCTTACCAAGATTCTTTAAGTCAGAGATATTAACTAATAGATTATTAATATGAGGACTTAGATCAACCATAAAACTTGTAGTCTGAAAGTATGATTTCTCTGGTCCTACACCAATGATTGGATTGATATAGTTTCTATCATATAGAATCTTATCACATTTCAAAAGCTTACTTATAGAAAGTAAGCTTTCGATATCAGATTGGCTTAATGGGAAATGTATAACCATTATAATCCTCCTGGCATTTGTCGTTCACCATAGATTGCATTCATATTCATGCTACCAAATCTAGTTATAGCTGGTACACAATCATTATATTCAACTTCTAATGGTTTAACTAATTCACCTTTATTATATACTTTGAACTCATTCTCTGTAGATAATCTACCAGATGCAAATAATGTAGATACTTGGTCAACTAACTCACTATAGTTAGGTAAACCAAACCATCTATGTCCGATAGTTAAATGGT